GGGAAAGTAGGTTCTACAGAAGAGGTCTCTGTAGATTCTGCTTCATCCATGTCCCCAAGAAGAGGTCCTATATCTAAATCATCATTTCCTTCTCCTTGATTTTCATCATAATAATTCTCTTCTGGTATTTCTTCAAATTCAGGGTCTAAGATACCATCATCTTCAGTGATACCATTTTCTTCAAGAATATCGTTTACATCATTATCAGTAATATTGAGAGAAGTAGTCTCATTATTGTTTGAATTATTAATATCGTTTGTTTCCATAAGCTATACAATATATTGGTAAAGGGTATTGATGTAATGCTGTATGTAAGGATTATCATCAACATATTCAGAAAGTTCATCAATAATAGATTGTGCAACAACACTTGTAAATATGTCATACTCATCATACATATAAGAAGGAATATCAGGCTCATCATAGTGGTCAAGAGTGAACTGTATGATGAAGTCACGCCATTCACAGAAGGCATTGGTAAGACAGTCTACAGTAGCAGGCTTGTCAAAGATGCGCTGATAAACATTAGACATGTGACGTGTAATCCAATGCTTGAAGTTGAAGGTCTTAGGATCGAGAATGAGATTGAGAGTGACTATGTGAACCACTACTTCATGAATTTTCTTAGGGTCAGGGGTCCAATCATACTCAGTCTCTGTTTTATCAGTATCCTGTTTAGGAGTGTCCTTGAAATCAAGAGAAGTCTGCTGTGGAACAGTATTGTTTCTTATATCCTTAGGGTGAAGCCATTCAAAGAACTGAGTATCACCAGTTTCAGACTTTAGATTGAAACCATTAGTCTGCTGAGAGACAACAGAAGTCTTTGCAACATCTTTCTTCTTAAGTTCAATTTCTGCAAAACGAGTGTCAAGATAAGACAGAGTATTAAGGACTTCATGACGTTCAACCTGTAAGTCAAAATACTCAATATACTCCTTGTCAACAATCTTAGTCAACTCAGTAGAGTCATTGCTGATGGTCTTGGAACCATTGCCAAAGAACTCATAAGAAGTTCCAAGAGGCTTGACAGTGACCTCAGATTTAGATTGTACCTTACGAGTGATGCGTGCAACATAGGTACCTTTAGTGTCAACAACAAGAGATACAAAGCAATTGGTGTCATTGCCTTCCTGCTGAAGCATAAGATTGTCCTGACCACTGAAGAAGGCACCTAAGGCATGATGAGAATGTATCAAGCCAGTGTCACAGTCAAACAGCTCAATATTCTGAGCCATATAAGCTGCAACTTCTTCAGACATGTGAAACTCAGTCCATCCAGATGTGCCTAAGTCCATAGGATAGAAGTCAGCACAAGTGATGACTAAATCATTATTCTCAAAAGAACCTTCATGAGAAAAGAAAAGAACTCCAGACCATTCAGTAGTGGGAAATTTGCGAATAAGATACCTAATCTTTTCCTCTACACTTTGAGGAACAATGAGTTTATATGTAGACTGTCCTTTTACAAGTTTGGGGAGAGTCTTGGGCTGTGTTGTTATTGTTGTGTTCATTTTTATATCTATAATTAATTACTTTGAGAATGTTCTTCAGTATATTCATAGCCATACAATGATGTATGACAGTGACAGGAAAGGACTCATTAATAGAAGATTCAGTAATAGTAGTAAGAATGCGTTTGCCTTTAAAGACAAGTACAAACTTACCTTTATAGCGATTTAAGTTTTGTGAATTTGTATTGTTTCTTGTAACATAAAACTTTCCATCAGAGACAACAAGAGAGTTAAGCAAATTGCTGTCAACAAGTTTTTGCTTAGTAGATTCAGTAGTGAAAATAGTATTGCAATAGCTGATGAAAGCATTGCTTATATCAATGATGAACTTATAGAAAGGCATGCCACAAATAAACTGACCATTACGGAAATTAAGAGAAAGATGTCCATGAGTAAGATAATACTGTATGAACTTCTTCTTCATAAAATCAGTAAAGAAAACAGGGTATATGAAACCAGATATATTGAAATTATAATCAACATAATCATAAGCTATAGTAGACTTTCCTATAGTCTCCATTCTGCGCCAAGGACCTCCAGAGATAGACTCAACAGTGACATACATGGAAAGTTCCTGACAGAAGAGCATCCATTCAGCAATGTCACAATCAGTCTTAAGAGTGTTGATAGTGTTTCTGATAGGTCCATTACCAAGGCAAGGGTTTTCAAATCGAGTAAAATCATCTTTAGGAATACCTCTTATATGACTGTGCATATAGTTGCTAAGGAACTGTTCTTGAGAATAGGTAGCTCTGTTGAGCTGAAAGCCAGAGAACTCAAAAGGAATGAGACCTTTATCATCGATTTCAATCTTTGCATAGAGGTCTTGAATAGAGACAGACTTATTAAATTCATTAGTGACAGTGACATAAGGCCACCAAACATAGATAAGATAATAAGAAGAGTCAGTTTTAGCCTGAATATCAACATACTGTTCACCAAAGAAGTTCTTGAAGACCTCATATATATCACAAACCTCTTGATGATCAGGATTAGGGATAGGAGTTGCTGAATGTTGCATACTAATTATTTTAAAAACAAAAATAAAGGGAGCAAAGACAGATGTCCTTACTCCCAATGACCAAAACGGAAATATAAAGTTATGTTTTACAGACCAAGGTCATCAATGATGTCATCAATGTCATCATCATCAATGAGATTGTCAGAGGTTGCAGTACTCTGACCTTGAGTAATAAGTTTATCAGTGTCCTCTGGCTCACCACTCGTAGTTATGACAAGCTTATGAATGTTTCTTTCCAGCTTCTGCAAGTCAGAAACAGAGAGCATGCCTTCATTGACAAGAAGACTGATGTGCATAAAGAGAGTACTGTCAACAGACAGAGTTGTAGATTTGGGAATAAGGGAAGTCTCAGATTCCTTAGATTGATTGAGCTGTTCAGACTGTTCAGACACCTTAGGTTCATTCTTAGGCTGCTCAGTAGGTTCTGTCTTTGGAGCCTCAGACTTCTTGACATTAGCCCCAATGAATTTAATAAGGTCAAGAGTAGGAACCTGAGTGAAATTTCTACCAAACTCAATCTTGACAGCATTCTCCAGAGAGTTCTGCTTGATGAGGTTATAAGCCTCCTTACGACTAAGAACACCAGAAGCAATATTCTTCTTGGTATTGGTGAGAAGAATGACAAGATTGTTAGTAGGCTGACCCTTATACATTACATTCTGCGGGAGCTGGGTGTCATCACTAAGAAGCTGAGTCTTAGATATGCCTTCAGTAAAAGTCATGCCACTAAAATCAATGCCAGCAGCACGGAGATCAGTCTTAAGTTCGCCAAGAGTTGTGGCACTAGTTGTAATCTTACTTCTCTTCTGAGTTTTAGTATTTGCAATAAGAATTTCTCTTTCCATAATTTTTCTTTTGTTAATTGAATAGATTTTTTAATTGTTTGAATTGTGTTTTATCCTGCAAAGACTTATAGTAATCACTATAGTCTTTACAAGAACCAAGATTAGGGACAACATTGACAAAACCAGTGCGTTGAGCCAATTTCTGTCCATCAATAATACCTGTCTTATCAGTATCAAAAGAGATGAATATCTTTTTATATCGTCTTTTCAACTCATTAATGGCAGTGTCAGACATGTCATAGCCTTCACCTTGAAGGCATAGAGTAGGGATGTGAAGCTGGCAAGATATGCATAAAGCATCCTTAAGGGAAGAGCAAATAACAACCTTATCACCATAAAGAGGAATCTTAGTCCAAAGACCTATGACAGAAGCATCCATCTTAGAAGACCACTTGAATCCTTTAGTATTATAAGGTTGATAGATTTTCATCTGTACACTGCCTTCCTTTCTCTCAATGAAGCTGTAGGCATACTTGTCAGCAGGAAATATATACTGTCGTCCCTTGTCAGAGGGAGAGCTTTTCTTGATAATAATCTTATAGGAGATGGGATAAATCTCAGCATAATGAAGCCACTGCTTAGAGACTCCATAGGATTCCCAATAGGCATAATCATAATCATGCCAAGGACGTACTTTAACTTGAATGGAAGTAAGAGTGCTTGCCTCCTTTCTTGTAAAAGTACGTATCTGCTTAGGCTTAATGGTGATGTTGGTATTCTTAATCATGAGGTTGCAAACCTTTTCAAGTGTCTGATTGAATGTACAATCCCAATAAGCACAAAGAAGGTCGAGCAATCCACCATGAACAGAAGAATCAGCATGGTCCTTATACCTAATATGACCTCCATTGTCCATGTAAATGCTGAAAGATGGATGAAGGTCTTCCCTAAGAGGAGATGAAATCCTGCATGGAATGGACGTGATTTGAGGAAATACAGCAGAAAGAACCTGTGTCTCGCTGAACTTGCTGAAAATTTCAGTTTTAGATATACTGGGAAAAGTCTTACCTATCACCATAAGATTATTATCATAAAGCAGTTTTAAGAATTAATAATTCCAAGGCAATTCATTGCCCATAGAAGTCTCAGATCCCTGACCACCAGTAGGTGCAGCAGGAGCAGTAGAGAAGTCAGTAGGCTCTACAGAATATTCTGCAAGAGGCTGCACACGGAAATCAGTAGAAGCATAAGAACCATTGTTCTTGGCATTGGCAAGTTCCTTTTCAAGACGGTCAAGAGCCTTAGAGCCAGCACTATTGAGGAGAACCATGCCATTACGTGTAGCAACAGTCTGATACTGTTTGCCCTCATCAGTAGTACGCACACCATAAAGGAGCTTCACCTTATTGTTGGGCTGAAGAGCAATGGCATCCTTGATTTCAGAGAAATCACTAGAGAAATAGTCCTTGATATGCTCAAGTCCAAAGAGGAAGTCATCAGCATTGTCCTTCTTGACCCAAGAACCATTGACATAGTTGAAGGCATCGCCAACACCAAGATAAGCCTTGAGGAAACCAACAAGGTCAGCTTCACCAACACAAGCCATGCGATAAGAAGAATCAATCTTCAACTCTTTACCAGTAGCAGAGAAAAGCTTCTTGCCAGCCTTGGCATCATTAGTGTCAGCCCAAGTGGTGTTGCCATACTTGTCAATGACCTGCACCTTAGATTCATCCTTATTGTAAGCAGGAGCATTGCGAAGAGTAAACATTGCACGATTGATAATCTCAATGCCATTGCAGATGTTAGGGTCAGTCTTGACTACAAATGAAACACGAGCTTCCTTGCCATTATCAGTGTCAACAACATACTCAGGGTCATTAGCCAACTCATGGCCATAGATTTCCTCAAGCTGCTTCTTAGTAGGATTGACAGCCACTACAAAAGAAGAGCCAACACCAACATACTTCTTGAACTCCTGAGTCTCAGTAGACTCCTGTGTCTTACCAATAGTAAGGAAAACATAACTGTTATTAATTTCCATAATTGTCTTGTATTTTTAAATATTTATTACTTACTTGTTATTTGTTAAAAATGTCATTATTCGAATACTGGGGTGTCAACAGGCATTGTATCTTCTGTTACACTTTCAGTCTGAGGTGTGGTAGGTTCAGTAGGTGTGGTAGATGTGACAGGTGTATCATCAACAGAGATGATGTACTGCTTATGCTTCTCATCATAAGAAACAATGTCAGTAGGGAGATACTTGGTAGTCTTCTTAGGCATGCCATTGACATCAATACCAGGCTCAATGACCTTTTTGACAAGCATGTCTACAGGGAAACCAATAACTGTAACAATACCAGCCTCAAGAGACTTAATTTGTGTGTCACAACCATCATACTCAGCTGTAAGCTTATCAATCTTCTCCTTAAGCTTAGCACGTTTAGAGATGAGGGGGTCACAAGCCTTGGCTACACACTTAACTGACTGAAACTGACTGTAAGAAATTCTTTTTTCCATTGTTTTTTGATTTTTTAAAATGTTATTTATTAATTTGAATGTTTATTATTTTTTTTTACTTTTCTGTGTCAAGGAAAATGGGACTCATATCAACCTTGATGTTGCCCTTATCATCAGACTCAGCAACCTGAAAAACCTTTTCTCTAAGATGTAGAGGACGTGAACCACGAATGGCATTATCACCTCCAACAAAAGAAATAAGAGTCTTGTTGGCTTGACGAGAGATATAGCCAATGGCATCAGCCTCACCACAGATAATGTCGCCAGTCTTTCCTGCAATGTCTACAGCCATCTCTGTAGTCTCCTCATCATTCTTTCGGATTTGCTTGTCCTTGACATGGCATACAAGAATGAGGGTGTCACAAAGAGGACGAAACATATTGACCATTTCCTTAATGGCATTGCGCATGTAAAGATAGCCAGCACCATTAGGCAATTGACGGACATCAGCCTTAGGGTCAATAATCTTGTCACCATTGGCATCCTTCAAGATGTTGCCAATCTTATCTTTCTTATAGCCAAAGTTAGCACCCATCTGAGTTCTACGATAAAGGACTGCTGCATAGAAGACAGCCATTTCTTCCAATCGAGAAGCATTGTCAATAGTAATGAAGCGATAGAAAGGCTTGTCGCCATTCTCATGATTCTTCTGTGCAATAAGATTGCGGATTTCAAAGATGTCATTGGCATTTCTTGCCTGTACAGCCATGACATCAAGAGCACGGTAGCCATCCTCAAGGTCAATGATAAGATTGTTGTCAAGACTTGCCATTAGAGTGGACTTTCCACATTTAGGCTTGCCAAACAAGACCATCAACCGAGGGTTGTAGTCAGTGGCTTTCCTACGCTGTGTAGGTAAAACGATGTTACTCATTTTTTTTTGTTTTTAAATTAAAATTGTTATTGGACTGCAAATGTACTTAGACAAAGAAGCCTAAGCAAGATGCTATAAAATGTACTATGAAGAATGAAGAGAATCACTTAGATGTGCTCTCTTGATTTCTTTGAATGAGCTGATAGACCTTATTAAGCTCAGAAAGATTGTCATACTTAGGAAGAGGACCATAAAAACCAGTAGCACCATCAAAGTACAAACCAATGATGGCATTGCTCTCACCATCTCTACCTAATACAACTTCAAGGAATCTAACACAACTTCTAAGTTTGGTAATGTCATACTTCTGATATTCCTTAAGTTCAAAAGCAAAGGGAGAAGTGATACCAAGCATGACATCACAATCCTTGCCAGGGTCCTGACTATCAGCAAGACCTTTCTGTGTAGGTCTGATTTTGTTGGCTTTGAAGGCTTCAAGAGAAATGGTCTCAGAATTTTGTTGTTGCACTACTACAGGAACATAGTTGAATTTATTGCGAACAATTTTCAGATATTCAGATAGTTTCTTAATAGAATTACGCAAATCCATACCGCGTTCAGTAGATATAAGACTTATATGGTCTATCATACAAAGAACATATTCATCAGGGTCATCAGGTTCATACCAATCAAATACCTCCTTGTCATAACCCTTAACCTTCTTATAATGAGTAGTGCCATGCTTCTCAGCATAATCCTTCAGAACATTGTAGATGCCAGTAGGATTTCTGTCAGGAATCCATACTACATGTTCCTCAAAGAAATGAAGTATGGATTGATACTCTAATGTGTTAAGAAGATCAAGAATCTCTTTAGGTAAAACTCTGTTCTCATCAACAGACTTGAAGGTCTTGATGTCAATCCTAATCTTACCTCCAGACAACTTGTAAAGAAGATAGCAGATGAACTTACCAGTAATGTTTTCAGCCTTCTCCTCAAGAAGAGCATAGAATATCTTAAGTCTTACAAGGTCAGGATGCTCATAAGCATAAAGAACAGTGTTGAAGAGGAAGAGGAAATTGGTAATCTTGGACTTAGAAGCCTTGGCTCCTCCAGAGATAAGATAATAAGTACCTAACTCAACTCCAGGGAAGTCATAACGAAAGGTCTTGAAGGGAGAAGGAATACAATTGACCTTACCACTAAGAATGCGTTGTCTTCGTTCTTCAGCATTTTGTAATACTCGTTGAATAAGACTTGTACTCATACCTAATTCCTGCTATTCAGTAACCAATCATCACCATTAACGATGTCTTGAGGCTTATTCTCAGACTTATTTTCAAGGAAAGTAGCCAAGTCAGAGAGCTGCTCAACATGGACTTCATCATCAACAGTAAGACGTTTGTCATCTTTAAGAATAAAATATTTGGCAAGACGCATGCCTACATAGCCTTTAGGAGCATAGGTGTCAACATATCTTTTAGTGGCATCAATGATGTCATCATCAGACACTTCACCATAGATATCAAGAAACTTCTTGAGTTTGTTTTTGATTTCAGTCTTGTTGCATCTGAAATAAAAAGGTGACTCTCTGCCATTAGCATACATCAGCTTCTGTTTAGGAAAACAATCTTGCACCTTCAAAGCAAGAGTTTCAAGCCGCTGTTCATCAGAAGCAAGAAAACTGTCAACTTTACTCTTCCATTTGGAAGTGATGTCAGGAGAACCCTGCTTGAAAAGGTCTAATGTAATAATGCCACGATTAAGCATATTGGTAACAGTCTCCTCATACTTGCCAATGCTTATGGCAATGGCAATGAGTGTCTCCTGCAATGTGAGACCAAGTTTGAGGCACTTAGCCTCGTCAATTTCAATTTTCTTCATGTTGTCTGTTATTTTCGATAATTGTCATGAACATTGATTCCATGTCACCATCCTTAGTAGTCTTGAGAATGAAATATTTGAGCAGCTGCATGTGACTTTTATCATCAGAGAAGGACTTTACGTACTCTTCTGTAGCTCTAAGAGCCTCTTGCTCAGTAAAGGAAAAGTTGTATTTAACTACAAGTGCACACAGCTTCTGCACAATGAGAGAAGTCTTGTCAGTCCAAGAATATGTTGTACCAGACTTACAGCCTTGAGGATAAAGAGTTTGCAGCTTCTGAGCCAATGAAATATAGTCAATATCACTATTTATTATCCTATCATCAGATGATATAATAATACTTGTTATCAAATCCTTTGTGTTACGTGAAAGAACAATCTCATTAGGATTGAACACATTAGTATTGATAAGCTTATTTGCTAACATCTTATCAAGACATTCCTTGTAGTTGATACCATAATAGCCTATAAGTAATACAAGGAAGTCACCTATAGTAAGGTGCTCATGTTGGAGCACATCTGTATTTACTGTAAATTTCATAATGTATGATTGTTTAAACCTTTATAAACGCAAAAAGCACAACCCCTTGGGAGAAGTTGTGCTGAATGAAAATATTTTTTATGATAAGCCTTTATAAGCCTATCTAAACCTGTTTAAGCTTTTAAAGAATGTTTATTTATTTTTTATTTTTAGTATTTTATAGAGAATGTTTAGTAATATTTGAGAAGGAATGTAACAAAGTATGATTAAAAGATGTTTATTCTTTTCTTTAATATATTCATATTTGGCATTCCATTTGGGAGCTTTTAAGGAATTGATCATCTTCTCCAATTCTTTATCAGATAAAGTATTTAACTTTTTATCATCAGTATTAAAACTAATTGTAGCATACCCAATATCATAACATGCTCTCATTTGCAATGACATGGAATAGACAATTTTCCTATGAATATAAGAGAATGCTAAAGCTGAATGATGTTCTCTATTTGACATACTATCCATACTATTTGTTTTTATTGTCAGAATAAAGTATTAATAGGGTATATGTTTTAAATAAATGTATTCAGGATTAGATATATGATAAAAACGCTTTAAGTCTATGCCTAAACCACAATCATCAATAAATCTTTCACCTTTATAATTATCTAAATTGTGTACTTCATACTCTACACAGTCTTTATATTTCTTATGTAGCTCTATCCAATCTTTATGCTCTTCTTTTTTATTAGTAAGAATAATGTTCAGTTTCATTATCTTTTCATTAGGTTTTGACAAAGCATAAAAGAAATTAAACATAATTCCAAAGTATTTTGAATCTATGAGAGGTTTAGATATCCCAAATCCTATAAAGCTATTTTCTTTTATTTCTTGACTGTAAGGAAGATTAAAGAAGTATGGTTTTACATAACCATCCTCATCATACCTTTCCAAATATACTCCAATTGTATACATTGTGCTCATATTTAAAAAAACTGTGTTAATAATCTTCTCTTTATCTTTCCTCCTTTTTTATAAGCAATGCCATATATATTAGGCAAGTCAAATTTTTCTCCAAAATCCCAAGGGTATGGATTATTAGGATCATAAAAGACGTTATTTATGTTTAACTTAGGTTCTATATCACGATATGATGTGCCATAATGCTTATTAAACTTATGAAGTCTAGCATTCATAATATCCAGAACTTCTTGTCTTGAATTTAATGGTATCTGGAAAGTACCATTGTCATCTGTAAGCTCATAAGCAATCATATTACCATTAGTATCTCTAATAAGAGTTGCTTCATAATCTGGATTCTTTGCAAATAAAGCTTTTGCTCTATCTTTTAAAGCATTAACTTCACTATTCGTCTTAAAAACATTGTTATATCCATAAGAATTTGAAACAACTCTTTCTAAATTATTGTTTAAAGGTTTGAATTTCTTACCTAACCTTGTTGCTATAATATAAGCAAGTGGAGTAGAATCTATACTAGTATCACCAGTATGAGTTTCTACAAGAATCCCACTTCTTCCAGTAGGGTTATCATTCATAATTCTTCTTAATTCCATAGAAGCCCCATATGGATTATTAGGATCTGTATTTAACAGATGTTGCTTTAATATCCAATTAGGTGTATGTTTTGGATTTATATAAGGTGCATACATAACTCCATGTGCACCTGTTTTTACTTTATCTGTAAAATACAAACCTTCTTTAAGTTTACCATTTTCATTTACTAAGGCATTTATTTCCTCGTCTGTATATGGAATATCACCTTCTTTTATATTTCTTGCTTTAATAGGTGTACCTGTTGGAGAAGAATCAGACAAATCAATTGTTTCCCAATTATCCATATCAACTGGTTCTATATTATCAAATGTAGAATCATCTAACAATGTATTAAAAACTGTTCCTTCTTGAGAATCTGTAGAAACTGCTTCTCTTATGCTATTAGTTGATTTTTTTGAATTTTTCCATCTCCCTATTAATTCATCTACTCCTTTATAATAAGGATATAATCCCATTAAATCCATAGCAGTCTCAGGGGTAAATTTCCCTTGACTGACATCATAGGCACCCTTGGCTGCAAAACCAAGACCTAAGCCAGTATTGGCAGCATCTACAATAGGATTGGACATAAGGGAGGCTATACCAGCTCTTGCAGTCTGTCCTGCTGTAGTAGCCAAGGCTGCCTGACCTAAAGCTCCTACTAATGGAGTAGAGGCTACTGCAAATGGAACTGCTGAAAGAGCTTGGCTCCAAGCAGTAAGGTTAGGATGCTCTTTCTCCCAAGCAGCATGATAATGAGCACCTTCTAAAAACTTTGTTTTCAAATGAGGATTGTACTCCCTATGAGGAGTATCAAGAACCTGTGTCTTATCATTGCTTTGTGTAAGATATTCATTGAATTGTGCAGACAGAAGATTCTCCTTTGAAGGGGTGACAACTACCTCGTCAAGAGTATGGACTGGCATAACAGACTTAGCTGAGCCATTGTTATCTAAGACATAATAGCTGCCATTGGCATCTGCAAATACATTAACAGGAGTCTGCTGCCCATCTGTCAGTATATTAGCTGGAGCAGAAGGGTAGGGGACTCCTTTGTATGTGATAGGACGAGAGTAAGAGAACTCTCTTAGGGTATTGTTATCTGTCATAATATTATTTTTTGAGCCTTAATGAGCCTTTTTGAGCCTTTCTAAGCCAAGGACTTTGAATTAAAACTATATTTATGGCAAAGTAACAAAAACCTTTTGAGAGTGCAAAGAAGTTAAGACTATTTCTTTAAGAAACTTTGAAGTTCGGTAAGAGAATAGACTGTATGGATAGAGTCAGGATTGAAGTCCTTAATCATATCCTTAAGTATCTCTTCCTCACGAGTGTTCTTGTAGAAAGGCATGATGATGACAGGAGACTTATGTCTTAAGGCACGTCCACATCTTTGTACACTACATACCTCAGACGAGGAATAATTGGCAAAGATGGCATATTTACAATCTACAAGATTGGCATTCTCATTAAGAATGTTGACAGAAGTGATGTGATTAATCTTCTTATCATTAAAATTCTTGTATATTTGCTCAGAATAAGGATTCTTGGAATGTATACAATACTTACCAAGACATTCAGCCTGCTCAATAGTCTTGCAGAAAGTAAGAGTACGCTCATCAGCAAGAATGGAAAGTATATCTTTAACAATACTATTCTTGAGATTGGCAAGATACTTAATGCGTTCACCACATGAGAAAAGCCATTTGTTCTTGGTATATTCTTTATGAGTACGCATAAAAGAGTTCTTTTGAAAGAGAATCTGAGAGTTCATGTCATTGAGCTTCTGACGCTGGGTGCAGGAGATAATGGCATGAACTTTCATCTTACGATAGCTCCAAAGCTTAGAGAAAGAACCATGATGAAGAGGACCTTTAGCCTTAGGATTAATCTCTATAAACTCTGTAGAATGAACATTATCAAGCTCAAGAGGATAGAGAATGATCTGAGGCTCAGGAAGAACACCATCCTTAATGGCATCAGTGATATTACACAATACAGTCTGTGCATGATACTTGTACAGGAAATACTGCTTGAGCTTTTGAGGGATTGTGGCACTAAGACCAATGACATTATGAAAGGAGATGGTGCTAAAGAGGTCATGTCGGAGGTCACTGTTGAGGTGATGACATTCATCCATAATAATGATGTCAAAATACTCGTCAGTGTGCTTATGAAGTGACTCATAACACTCAATAATAAGATTAGCATTACCCTTGATGCCTCCCCACTTAACCAACTCATCCTTCCAAGTGCCTTTATGAGCAGTTTTGGCTACAAGCAGAAGTATGGAAACTTCTGATTTGTTCTTACAAGAGGTTTCTATAATATGATTAGTCATTCTTATGGAAATGTAACTCTTGCCATAGCCAGTAGGAAGTTCGACTAAGGTGAAGTTGGACTTGCTTAATGCAGCAAGGCATTGAGAATAAGCTTCTTCTCTTGTCATATTAATTTGAAATTTAAGAATACCATATTTCAGGTATATTGTTGTCAGAATATTGATTCATGGGCTTCGAGTGATGAAAGATAACTATCAGCTTCCTCTTCAAGGAAATAATCTTCTATCTCCTTAGAAGGAAGATTTTCAGCCATTGCCTTAAGATATGACTCTTCCTTGAAAGGGTCATAATTGTTGAAATGTGCTACCATAATGTTTGGAATTTAAGTTGATATATTGAATATGAAAAATATAACATGTAATGAGTCTGTAAACTGAAAAACCATCCCTGTTTCACAACAGAGATGGCTAAAATAGTAATCTATACGGAAATAAAAAACTAAAAAATTATGACTACAAAGTACTCCCTATTGGGCTTGAACCAATGACGCCAGGTTTAGGAAACCTGTGCTCTATCCAACTGAGCTAAGGGAGCAAAAAGCTTCTACTGTTCTCACGAATGACAGAAGCAGACAAATTAAAAACATCGCAATATAACATGTTACTTATTACTAACTCAAAACAACAACAATGCAAAGATACACTGTATAGATAATAATGCAAAACATATAACCAAGAGACTAAGAACGTCTTAATGGGAATATGAGGAAGACTTAGGCTTTACCTTCTCTATAATGAAGAAGGTTGCCTTACGTTGAAGAATATGTCGGAAACCAAGTTTAAGACACTTAAACCAACTTCTTGTACACATCATTCCATATTCATGAATGTATGGAAGAAAGCTGATATAGTGAATCTTGTAGAAAGTAATATACCTTTTAGTTCTTGGCATTGTTGTAGTATTTAGAGAAATTCTCGAACTTTACTTTATGAGTAGAAGGATTGTATGTGCAGCGTGCAATGAGCTGAACATTTGACTTTGGGATATAGAACATAATACTTGAGTTTTAATGGTGAAACAATGTTATGAGATTATCATCAAGGATACTGAGAAGTTTTCTTCTGTAGAACAACTCATAATTATCATTAATATTCTTATGACGATGATAGTTGATTCGGGCATCATCTATTTGATTTAAACTACGCATGAGAAATTTGTTTTTGTACTTAAGATGATTGCATTCTATATTAAGCCATACTGTTGTGACCAACAACAAGATAATAAGAGCTATTGTTAATAATATGAACATAATTGTTTATTTTAAAGTTATTTCTTTTTTATATTGTTAGTATCAATCATTAGTCCGAGTAGAGTAATGCTTACAAGATTTGAGATTTTTCCTTTTAAGGAGAAACATCCAATGACTTCATTCCATACTATCTCGAAAGTGGCTGTATTAAATACAATAGTGTCACCCTCATAAACTTCCTGACCATTCCTGTCTTTAAAACCAGTATATTGTCCAACAGTAGAGGGATTAACTTCATATCCTCCGACTATAGTGCGAGGTTCTAAGCCAGTTGTTGTGACCCTTTGATTGTGAACTAAGTCACCATATCGCCAAGTGTCAGTGAAGACATCTTTGCCACGAAATTTTATTGTTCTCATAATTGTTTTACTTTTTGTAGGTTTTGTATGTTTAGTAGGGAGAGTAAGTGAAGTAGGTTTAGTAGGTATAGTAGGGAAGAGGTTTTTATTTATTTCTATAGCTACTTATATCATTTTTAAGTTCTACAGGTTCATCATCATAAGTAAGATTTCTGCCAATGAGCTTCTTAATGCTACCTTTAGGAAGTCTTATTTTCCCTATGTAAAAATCATTCCAATAACCTTTCCAATCTTTATCCTTCTTATTTTTAGAAGGTTTAGGATCGAGAATACATTCATCTTCAAATTCATCTATTGCTATCCATGCCATAATTATTGATATTTATTTTCTACGATTTCAAAGTCTACCATATCACCATACTTGGCTTCAGTGATAAGCATACCAAAGTATTTACCAAAATGCTGAGCAATCTCTACAGTTGCACAACCCAAAAAACCTACAACAGCATCAGCAAAACTTACACTTCCATAAGGACGGAAGCAACTAAGGCCAGTATCATTACAACAACCAGCGCAGCCACCAAAAACATTATATAAAGTCCCCTCACTCTTAATCTCACCTATTACCTCCATTTTACCTGAGTTAAGTTCACTCTTATAATAAGTAGAATTTTTCATTACAAATGGATTGTAAGGATAATAGATATGAGAGTCTTTTGGGTTTTTCGTAAGATATAAATCTTGATCTAAGTTGAGAGCCTTTCTTATAATATTCAGCTGGAACATAGCAGCAGAAGCCATAGAGACAATTCTGAGTCTGCATACACTCTCTATGGTGCTATAATATTCATCGGACTGAAACTTATAAAAACAAAGTAGAGCATCTTCAAAAGTTTTGATTTTTGTAAAATCAAATGTATCAAGTTCTTTTTTACTAAATGCTTGAAGAGCTACTTCTTTAAGTGATTCATTATCACTATTATACCACTCTTTTGCTTGTTCTCTTTTCATTATTAATCCTCCTCAACCTTCAAATGTTTTATACGTTCTTGTAATCTTTTAATCTGCCTCTCGTATTGCTTTATTCTTTCCTGTGCAACAAAACAGGAGTCATACTTGCCAACATAATATTCTTCTTTGAGTATGTTGGGGATATAGAGCTTATCCCCGCTTTGCGTCCAAGAGTTTAAGGCAAGAATGTAGTTTTCATTGTGTGGGTGTATCATAAGGAACTCCCAATGCTGAAATTCTCCATTGCAAATTTTTGTTATGGTACAACCTTTAGATAGTTGTGATATGTTTTTTAGTCGCTCCATGATAATTTCCTTTTTGTGCTTGTATTTCTTTTTCGACTTGTTCGCATTTTTCGCGAAGACCTTTAATCTTCGACTTTAGCTCCTCATAATGCTCCTTCCTTTCCTCGTATTTTGCAACCGGATACATAAGCATGTCAAGAAACAAGCTCCAAATATCGAAGTACTCATTAATGAGACATTTGCTTGTAAATACTCTGAACAGAGCAAATGGGACGTATAAAACAAGCATTATCGGAACTAATATTATCATTATGATAACGTTAATGACTTTCATTGTAATTTTATTCATTTTTCCTCCTCCAATTCTTTTTGTAAACAATTTATTTTATATATAACTGCATTAGCATAGTTATCAGTCTTTGCTCTTCTTTCCGCCTTTTCTTTAGCATGTTGTAAAGCAATCTTCATACCTTGCAAATTTCCTTTATAAAAACATTTTGTAGCCTCAGAAGTTGCATCATACTGCAACCACTTATATAAAATATTAGCTGCGCTTTGAATATCGTCAAGTGCAAGCTTTATTTCTTCTTGTGTCATTTTTCTTCCTCCAATTCTTTTATAATATCTTCAAGCAAATCGCCAGTTGCCTTAATCTCAATGGCGGTTTTATTGTCGAAATTGATATACATAGTGTCTGTATGGTTATCGAGACAGAACTGACGTAACTTCCACTTAATAAGACCAAAGATTTCCTCATCAGTAATAATGCGTCTGTCTTGAAGCATGAGGTTAGGGTTGCGTTTGGAAACCTTTGCCAAAAATACGTTAAAGCAAGCTGGGCATATTTTGTAATCTTGTGCTGACATGATGTGTAATGTTTTATCTCTCCCTGCTGTCACCAGGGAGAGGATGATTAAAGTTCAAACTCTCTGACTACTTTAGGCAGCTTGTTATAACCTTTTTCAATATGATGCTGCTTACAAGCTTCAATAGCTTCATCTTCTGTAGTATAATACCGCTTACGACAAGACATACTTAAATCATCGTTTTCTATTTCTGTCCATATAGGATATTTGTAATATGTACCTTCCCTATCTGTTTCCTTGCAAACCAAGGCACGATAACCTTTATGGCTTTTTGTTATTCTGTATTTCATTGCTTTGTAGTTAATATTTTTCCAAGACAGACAAGCACAGTAAACTGGAGTTTTATCAGGGCTTTCACCTGTAGTTTTATCGTCACTTGCGGACGTTCCTTGCCTTGATGATTAGCCTTATCTAATAAATCAAGACTTGAAACCTGTGCTGAATTGTCTATGCGGTAATTGTACTTTTACGGCTACAGCAAATGCCAACCAGTCTAAAACGGCTCAACATCATACTGTGCTTGCTGTCAAGGAGAAAATTAGTTAATTACTCTGTTACCACTTCCCAATCTTCCGCAAATACATCAGATGAGGAAGGAACCCAAGAGTCTGCTCTTCCATCTGGATTGATGATAAGCATCTGATTAGTATAGTCAATATGAGGATCCTCACGACTCATCAAGATATTCTTGGTAGACTGAGGAAGTGACTGCATATTAGGAATGACGTCACCTTCAATGTGTGAAGGAACCTGCTTCACAATAAATAATCCTTTACCATTCCACCCCTTACGTCTTACTGCAAAACCAGTCTTCAAAGCTTCTATTACCTCCCCGAAATTCATACCTTTGACTTCATGATATGCTTTTTCAAATACATTTTTTGGAGACCAAGAATCATAAAAGCTACCGTCTGGGTTTGTGTACCTTACATGATAACCATTTCTCCATTCATGGTTATCACTATTTTTGCGTGCATAACCAATAGATTCTGCATCAATCTCGTTCATTGGTCTTGCTTCTACTACCTTAATACCAATGTACTTCTTTAAATTTAAATTACATTTATCCATATTACTATTTATTTATATCTTTTACAGGATGATTAATAAATTACAACACAATCATCAAATACTGATACACTATCAACATTCATGGGTTGCCCATTCTCTTGTGTACCATGAGAATATGGAAAGTTGACTTCCATAGTTTTATCATCTACCTTTGATAATTTGTTAATTAATTCTTCTACTGTCATATTCTATTTATTTATGCCCCAAAAGAGTTAAACATCAAATTATATAAGACAAGCTAATACCTAATATGCCTGCTCCTAATATCATAAGTATGACTCCTTGGAGCATATATTTAAAATCCTTTAAAAATAAATATACTCCAAATATAATTAATATTATACCTATTATAAATATTGCTTCCATACTTATACCTTCATTTTTGAGTTAAGTCCTAGACCAAATAGAATGTTCTGGAGTTGATGAATATACTTAATATATGCAATTTGTTTACATATATGGTTGTCTGTAAACGGATATACATCAAACTCTTTACCAATACCTTTTTCTATGTAGATAGGAAAATATCCATATTCTTTAATATCTGGTTTTATATATACCTCATGACTATTCTTTACTCCTCTATTCATCATTTCTTTCTTCCATCCGTTCTTCTCTAGAATCTCAAAAGTAATAGGAAGTCCTGATAATTCTAATTGATGTACCGTATGACGTATATAAGATAGCTTATAATTATTTAGTTCAAGTGTATCCATAATTGTATGTATTCTGTTATCATACATAACAATATCGCCTTTAATATATTTTTGTTCCATACACTTTACTTTTTATTATTCATCATATAAGCTATATCATGTACTTGGTGACACATTTGACAAACATCTTCGAGACTTCTTGTGTCCCAATCATAATACATTCTTCCGTAGCTTTCGGTTATTACTACAACCTGTCTGTCATGGAGAATTCGCCATAGCATTCTTAACTTATGTTTCATAAGCTTATAGTATTTTTAAACACACCACCCACAGCTACCTACACATAGCTTATTTTTTAGTTCGTTGCAAATGTGATAATAGTCTTCTTCTGTGATATTGTATTTATCTAACACTCCCTTTATTAGATTCTTTGGTTCGAAGTACATATTACCACAGCTATAAGGTTCTGCACTTTCTGTATCATGATCATATGTATCACCAAAATCCCTACTATCAGCATTCTTACCATTAATAGTGAATGTTTCTAATTCACAAGGCAGTCCCCTAAAAGGTTTAATAATTAATTCCATATTATTTTTATTTAATCTCATAAGAGATGGTTAATTACTAAAGCTCATTAAACTCTTTTTGAAATCTCTGTTTTGTTTCAAAAAGAAGTTGATTGAACTTAGTGTTAAATTCTTTGTCACAGTTTACTAGCCCATAAATACTATCTGAAATTATATAATTATTAGGCTTTTCTGAAAGCACATTCAAAAGTATATCTACTTTAGGAATCAAACTCTTAGCTAAGATATTTGCTCTTTCTAATTTATCTATATTCATATTATTATCTATTTAATCCCATAAGGGATAATTAGTTACTCAATACCTTGTATCTTTGGCAGCTTCTTGATAATATCACCGTCATAGCTGTCTGAGCCTTTCTGAGCCTCATTAAGCCTTGTTGAGTCGTTAGATGATGGTAGTATATCTTTGAGATAGCACCATTTTGCAATTTGATTTTTATTGCAATAACTTTCCCAATCTTCAATACATATTGAATTATCAAATTTGTAGCATTCCCCAGCATCCCAAAATTCAGTGATAATTAATTCATCATCTTCTGGTGATTCCTGTGGGGTATGCCAGATAGCTTTAGTAAACCATTCTGCACCTGCTTTAAAGGCATCACGTTTCATAGATGTTTCTATACCCTCGTCTATTTCTTTAGGATAACCGATGTAAGCATCTACTGCTTCTGTGATTTTACTATCGTCTATCATATTGTTTTTACGGATTATAGAATTCTTTTGTACCAACTAAGTATGCTGTCTGCTTATTGTAAGGAAGACAATGACAATAAGGGTTACCTACACAAATATAAGGGTAATCATTATCTTCTCGATTATAGTAGGAAAACATATCTACTGTCCATTTTTGATTTGGGTCATCTCTAACCAGCACTTTGTCAAATGGCTTGAGATTGAACGGAACTTCTGGCTTTACAGGCTCTACTTGCAGAGTCTCAGGGTTGTACTTGCCTTTAAGTATTCTCTCTGCTTTTTTGACGAACTGCTTGCATTCTTCTTCTGTTGCTTTTCTGAATAGAAGTATATCACAAACTTTTTCTTCTCCCGTATTACCGTCACCATATAGATTGATAGTGGTATTGAACTCTGTGTAGGTATCATTTGCCCAGCCGTCAAATACAGCAGCCATACCACCTCCATTTTTTATTACCACGTCTCCTCGCTTGAAGAAATTCGTCCAGTTGCGCATTTTTGATGAAGGGAAGAGGAGACATTCAGCGCCTTCATAATTATAATAAAGTCCTGTTTTAAAGAAATTAGTGAAACTATTTGGCTTATACCTTATTTTTACAGTAGCTGCCCATGTAGAGTCAACTTCTTCAAGTGTAACGTCTCCAAATAAAGGAGAGTATAACTTTGTTCTTTTTGGATAGTCCTTTAATATCTCTGCTATGTTAATCTCATTGTTCATTGTTGTATGTTTTATAGGTGTTTTCTGTAATTTCTTTGTAAAATGTAACCTTAAAATTTCATGAGTGTTCATATCAATCCAATATACAGTATATTGAACTAATATATTATCTATTACACTAAGAGTAGGTACATAACCTAAATTAGTTTTATGATACTCTTCATCCAGTTGTGGAAGCTTTGCAAACATTTCTAATTCTGTCATGATTATTAATCTTTATAAATAATATCAAGAATTTCTCGAAAGTTAGGATTATCTATAACTGCTTGAGCATCTTCTCTTCTATTAAAAATAGCTTTTATACCACATAAGTGCATAGCAGATACTAGATTAATCTTATATTCTTTGTTTACATTATCGTATACTATTGAATTATTTTTGATAATTTCAGTATGTAAATTATTATAATACTCAGCAATATTAAGAAGTTGATTTAATGCTAATAGTTTTTCAAGTTGCCTTTTATTAGTAGCATTATTTTTATCATTTCTAGCTCCATTAGAAAAACCACTAGCTTTTTTAATATTACCAGTATTATCTATATAATAACCCGTATCTCCATTGCATATATTAAATATACGATTACACACATCTTCGTATGTAATATTTTTTATAGGTTTGAATATGATACGCTCAAATGTAGAGCGTTCTTTATCAATTTCATAACCTTTTGGAGCTTGTATTTTAAGTTCTTTTGTTTCCATATTATTCAATTTATTTATTAGAGAGGGAGAAGTACGAATTGAACGTATTTAGGCTACTTGATGTATACAATTCTACTATAGTATAATTAAATTATATCTAGTTCGGAAATTTAACCTATTAAGTTACCTTTTCACCCTATCACCTGCCCTATGTATTTACAACTATATAGGCATCTCCCTATTTTTTTATGAAAAATTATTTAATTTGCTTTTGAGTTTCTTTTAATAATGTAAAGAACTTAGCTTTAAATTTATCATCTGTAACCATAAGTAAATGAAAACCTTTTAGGTATTCATTATCTATATTATCTATATGTTTGATGAGATATTTTAAAGTATATTTCTTTATCAATTCTGAATAACTATCCTCGTTGTAGCTCACCATTCTTAGTGATGTTTATAGGAGTATCTTCTTTGAAGTATTCCCATGATGTATATTCTTCTTTCATAGTTCGTTGTATTCTTGTTGTAAACAGACTGCATCTTCATAGTAATCATCTATGAACAGTTGACATTCTACTTTGCTGGTAATACAGCCTTTGAATTTAATTTTCATCCATTTCTCAATAAGAGCTATCTGTTTTCTTTGAGAAGGAGTTGGCCTTTCTAATGTTATCATTACTTATAAACTACTGTTGTGTCTATTGGTGTATTATCTTTATATGTTATCTGTAAAGTTGTTTTACCTCTATAGACATCTATAGCTTGTGGACAGTTATTTTCACGTATTATCATTGTACCTCCTACCATTACAGCTACACTAGAATATACGCCAATTAGATCTAATTTATCAACTTGGTCTTTAAGTATTATTACTATAGATACAATAAATCCTAATAATAATACAATTATTCCTAATATAATCATATTGTTTCAAATGTTAATGTACATTGTTTACACTCAGGTGAGTGTATAACTCCTTTACCAGGGAAATAAATATAATCATGATGTTTATACTGAAACTCTTGTGGAGCTTTAGCATTAACTAATACTAATATCCCTATGGCTATTATAGCCAGTACTAATATCAATACTATAATTCTTATGGATGATATTTTCATTTTAATATTTTTACTTTAACTTTCTCTAGTTTAACTCTTCTAGTATCTTTAGGATGAATAAGAATGTCAATACAATGATTGTGACGTTTGTTCATGACATCTTTAACTTCATAGATACCAAAACCTTCAATATAGACTCTTTTAGGTTTATTCTTAGGAAATAACCAAAGTAAGTCTCTTGAGATGGCACACCACTTGATTCTATTATGCTTTAGATGGTGTAGATTAATCTTACTACCATCAGAGGTAACCAGTGGCTCAGAATTGCACTGAGCCTTGACTGGTTGATAATAGGTGAGAGTGACATGAGTTATTGTTTCTCCTATGACAGGAATATTGACTATAAAGAATAGTATTGATATTAATATGTATTTCTTCATTTGTAATATAATGATTAAAAGTAATATAATTCTTGAGTTGTTACAATTTACATCCAGGCTGTCTGTATCTATGGTATTTCTTAACCTCTTCTATAGTGTGCTTACTTTGTTTTTCTCTGTATTTTGTGCATTTAGCACAGAGATTTACATCTTCATATAGAGAACATCCTGATAGGGTATTCATTCTATTAACTCTATAAGAACACTTTTCTTTTTTTAGAGGACATTGTTTTATTTCTCTTGATTTCATATTATTAAATATATTCTTAAAAGTTATCTACTAAAAGGAGAACAAATTAATGCTCTCATAATTTAGCTAAACCCTCTGCAAATGCATCTACATACTCATAAAGATGTTCTTCTTCCTGTGAGTCTTGAGCTTGTAAAAAAGCAATTACTTGTTGTGCTATAAGTTTGCCTTCTTCAGTATCAAAAGATGTATTAACTTTATACCATTCAAGAAAGTCTGATGTACTAGTTGTTTCATATTCTTCTACACCTGCCCATCCTGATGTTAATGCAATGGCTTCTACTAGTTCTTTATGTGTCATAATTTTAAAGTGTTAATAATATTAGAACCCTATGTGAGTTACAACCTCACTACAATGCAATTTAATAGGGTTTAATTCCAACCTTTTTTAGTTTGATAGCATAACTAAAATTGGTACAGTCTAAATATGAAGACCTCAATATACTTACTATCCTCGTATATTGTCTGTTGTACGGTCATAATAATTAAATCCTAATTAGAGGAAAGCGTTTACACAATACAAATTTGTTGTTTGGGTGGACTTGTATCATGATTTTATTTATCCACATAAAAATCTAAACACAGATTAAGCTATCCAGCGTTGCCCTATGTTTAGTTATTATATTTATATTGAAAAAGCATTATACATATACACAGAGTTACCGTTAGACTATCCAGTGCTAATAGTTCCTCTGTGTTTCGTCCAGTCTCATCAGTATGAATTTTTGAGTCTCCTGGCTGACTTATATAATTAATCTAAAATATTAAAGTAAATGATTATCTATATTCATTCAAGACGTACTGACATCCAACTAACTTCTTTACCATTTAAATATATATATGGTACAGCTAAGTCAAGGGTTTTTACATCTGATACAGAGATATTTGTTTTGTTTTCTCTATTATAAGCATCTATGATGTTTTCTAATAGTTTATTTGATATTACTGCTTTCATAGTGTTTATAAATTAGTTGATACTTTTACAAGATTTCTGTTATACTGATTGTATGCAAGTGAGTTCTGTATGTTGTACCACTTGAATACCTGAATAAATGATTTATTCATGACGTTGTTTTGTAGAGCAAATCTAATTAGTGTTTGCAAATCTGATTTATCCATATTGATTAATGCTAAGAGTCAAACAAATCCAAGAGGTCTTGGACTGAATATTCTGTCTTAGTTGCAGATGGAGCAGAGAAGATGTTCTCAGCCAAACGCTTAGAAGTATCTTCTTTATACTCCAACTGCATCTGAGATAGTATAGAGAAAATATCAGTATTATCGTCAATATTGTTAGCTTTGACATACTGGTTTATCTGTGAGAGGGTGATCATATTATTTTGAGAATATGATTAATCTGGGCTTCTGTAAGAGAAGGAAACTTATTGAGTAAACTTTTCTTGGTAAATTCTGGTTTGAGTTTAGCACCTGTGAGACGTTTTACTTCACAATTATCTGCTATAAAAGAAAGTAGATTGGTGAGTTGCCTTGAGTCCATATTATTTTAGTTTATCTAAACAATACTGATACCAACTTCTTTCATATCTACCAGTATATTCAGATGTTTTAGGCACTTCTCCTAAATAAGGTGTTACTAATAAGGTCTCAATGAAATCAGCATTTTCATTGTTTAACTCAATACCTTCTTTATTTAGAACTACTCTTTGTGCTGTAATAGAATGACTTGTTACAATTAGCTTGCCCATTGAACGCCAAACTTGATTACGATGAAGAAATAATCCATGTTCAGGAAGGTTCTTTATTTCTATTTTTGTTGCCATAATTCTGCATATTTATTGATGTCTCCTTCTTTTAGTACATCATTTATTACTTGTGTAGTTGTACTGTCTAAGTCAGACATATACATTCTCATAAATATTTCTAAATCTTTCATAGTTATGATATTTTATAGAATGTCACTTTCCTCACATACCATTATGTCCTTGAAACACTCAGCTTCTTTCTCTTGTCTTAATAACATATTAAAAGCATTAATTAAATGGTCAGTATCCATATATTTAATAGGGATGTTTTTACCGTCTTTTGTTGTCCAAATAATAAAACCAGAGTTGCGCTGTCTAAGCCACAACTCCAGCTTTAAGTCTTGTATTGTCGCCCTTCTCATACTATAAATAGTAATCATTGAACAATGCTTCAAACTCCTTATCTGTGAAGATTAGCACTTGCTTTCCCTCATTTTTCTTGTGAATAGCTTCTAAAAGCTTTATGTCTTTTGCTGTCATAATTATAAGTTATTTAAAAAGTTATTTATAACAATTGTATGATACTTCTCATTTTTAAGATAAGTACTTATAGCTGTATTGCATTTTTTCATGTCTGCACTACAAAGTCCTTCAGCTATTGGCAAAGTTATAAATTGATGATACATAGTAAATAAATAATCACCATTTGTATCAAATACTACATAGTCCTGTTTGCCATAGTTATCCATAGTAACTTTGTCAGTAATTGTTTCAATAACAATATTTGGATATATAATCTTTATCATAATGTGTAGTATTAGATAGTTATTCCCAAGCTCCTGTATAAAGAGGTTCAATGGTTATATATTGAAAGTAATCATTACCCCAACCTTTTCTATTACACCTCATAGATGCTTCTGCTTTATAAAACTCTTCATCAACTTCTTTATGTATAAGTTGAGCAAAGAACCTATCATTATCTGTTTCTACAGTCATTTGTTCTAACTGTTCTTTACATTTTGCCCAAGTATCTACTGTGATAAAAGGCTTGATGTCATTAGTAGACACTGATGTAAGAATGTATAGATTTTCTCCTTTTTTGTTTGTTATTTAACTGAACATAATTGTAATATTTAGATTGAAATGTTATGAAAAATGTAATATTGCTAAGTAGTTTTAGCAAAAAGAATAGATAGTTGTGCTTAGAGGAAAGATGAAAGTGTGAGATAGGAGTAAGTAAATTGTGCTATAAAACTGTAGAGATGAGAAAATGGTGTGTAAAGAGGCTGAAGTAATCTCTGGGGAGAGGTATTTTCAGCCAACTTTACACACCTAACTATCTATAACACAACTAATTACAAACTTATTGCACAAACATTTTTACTGTGCAATTAGATGCCTAAATCGACATCCTGCCAAGCATTAGCACCTGCATTGCAAAGTGAGAAGTTACCACTTTCAAGCTCAACAACCTGTAGATCATTCTTTTTTTCTGCAATCTCCTGAGGTGTGAGAGGACCAAGTTTAGAAGAGAAGGCAACGAAGGTTCTTGTGTTGTCACTTGGATTGGTGAAGATGCAAGATTTGAAAATTTCTCCAGACTCTTGGTTGGCAAATTCTCCAACCTGCATTTTACCATGAGACTTAGCAAAGTCAATGAGAGACCATGAGTTCTTGATACCTTTCAAAACTGAGCCATTATTAGTAGCCATAATATTATCCTCATCTCAGAGGTACTATTGTTTGTAGATAACAACTAACTGACTGCAATATAACATTATTCCTCAAGGACAGTCAACCCTATTGGAATTTTAAAACTATTGAAGGATGAGATATTCTGAATATCTTCTTTCCTCCAAGATATAGGAGTGGTGATGTGTCCCTTAGGATCTTATAAAGCTATTAAACTTCTCTTCTTACCTTTCTTACAGTACTTGCAGAAAAGAAAGAAATATATAAAGAAAGAAAAGATATGAGATTTGGTTATGCTTAGTACAAAAGACTAACTGTGGTGTGTCCCCCTTTTACTTACTTTTACTTGTAGAGCTTTGTAGATTTGAAGACTCAGGTTTCCTCTGACCAGTGAAAGATGGTAGTAGTAGAGTTTATGTGAAATTAGCTGAACTTCTGTTTAGAGTTGTACTACTATTTTCTCTCTTGGTCTGAGGGATTGAAGTGACTGAAAAATACTGATTGTATATCTATATAGGTATGCATACATTATTATATAAAGAAGACTTCACTACTTGTAAGTTCAATAACACTTTTAGATTGTCTAAGTAGATTTATCATAACTATTAGTAGATTAATCCTTATTATTATTTTTGTATCAGTAATTTTAAATATAATAACAATGAATGAATTTGCTTTAATCAATACTTCGAAAATGAAGAGTCTATTTAAGGAGTTATCTACGGTTGAATTTAAGATGCTATCAATGATACTATTCTATCTTAGTAGTAATAATAAAAAGTTATTTATACATAATGCAGACTTTAGAGACTTCCTATCTTCTGTAAACTTTTCTAAAACTCCAGAAAGAATAAGTACTATTTTATCATCTCTGACTAAAAAAGGCATTTTGATAAAAGAAGCTATGGGGGTATACTCTGTGCCTGAAGGCATGTGTCTTTCTTCTAATGTTTGTGAGAAATAATCCCTAATAAGATAATATACGCAAATTTATTTAAGTGTCTAATAATCAATTGGTTGCGAGATTACATATTCTCATGTTTAAGAATGTCAGTCTCATATTTAAGAATCTGATTCTTATATTTGATACTTATATTATCATAATGTGAGAATAATTGTCTCATTAAAATGAGAATTTTATTATCAAGGTATGAGTAAATTTTTAGCAGAAGAGTTTGAAACACATGGATATAATCCAAATACTGGTGAAGAGTATAGCTATAGTGGTCAGAAGTCAGTTCAATTGAAAAAGGCTGAACCTTTCTTTCTTACTTATAGTAAACAAATTCTTGCATTATATAGCACTGATGTACTTAATGCTACTACTAAAGTGTTATATAAAATACTTGAGTATGCAGAATGGAATACTGGAAAGGTTTTTATGACAACTGATAGAGTAGAAGAAATAATGTCTACCTGTAGTATCTCAAGAGCATCTTACCATAGAGCTATAAAAGAACTTATAGCAAAAGGTATTATAACTAAAGGTAAAGGTTCATATACTATTAATGAGAATATGTTTTGGAAAGGAGAATTAAAGATGAGAGATAAGATTATCAAATCTAAAATGAAAGTAGCGTTTATTCCTATATTGCCTGATAATGAGACTTTAGAGGCAGTGAATGAGTAAAAATTAAAAAAGCTAGCCTAATAAGGTTAGCTTTTATTCTTTTACTATCTAAGACCTTAAGAATTTATACCAAGTTGAGTAACCACTGTACTTAATAAACTCTCTAAAGGTTATATTATTGTAGCACCATACAATTAAAGTTGTATCAAGTACTGCAAGAACTAACAAAGTAAAGGATAATTCTGTACAGCAGATGAGCAATGCAGAGAGAATAAATGTAATGTAAAATATGATTGCTTTCATGATTGATGTTTTAAAAGGCTGCAAGGTGATGTACCAAGCAGCCTATGTTTAGTGATTATAGTCCAAGAGCTTTGCAGTGAATATTGTACTCTTCAATAGAGACCTTGATATTTCTTCCAAAGATTCTGATTGTCTTGAACTTTGGAGTGACAGCATTGTCCTTGAAGATAGGTACATCAATGCTTATCTCTCCACTTATTACCATGTTGTTGAAGTGAGAATGTCTTTCTTCAAGCATGTTAAGGTGAACTCTCTTGCTGGCTTCATAGTTATCACTTGAGCATACAGCATTACGGTTGATTTTCTTTCTCATAGTTGTAAAGGTTTAGTTGGTGATAAATTCTAATTCCATAGAATACTGTCCAGTTTAGCTTTTGACTCATAGTAGTCTTGTGGATCAAAAGCATCTACCCAGTCATATTCATTGTTAAGAGTGTCAAGCAAGTCTTCTGTAGCTTTGTTGTATGAATCATAAGCACTAAGAAGATGATTGACTTTTGTATGGTTGGTATTTTGGCATACCATGAAGCCTGCAATCATACCAATTATCATTGATATAATGCAAAAAAGGATAGTTTTATTCATTGTTGTTGTGGTAAAAAGGAAAAGCAGGATTTCTCCTGCCTTTCATTGTTGTTAGAGACCAAGGTCAACATCTTCCCAAGAGTTCTGACCCTGATGGCAAAGTGAATACATGTCTTCACCATCCTTTGTCTCACAGAGAACCACCTGAAGGTCATCCTTCTGTGCTGCAATCTGTCTTGGAGAGAGAACACCCAACTTGCTGCTGAAAGCAACAAAGGTGCGAGTATCACCTTTTGTGAAGATACAGCTCTTGAATGTTTCACCAGATTCTGAATTTACAAACTCACCAACTTGCATCTTGGGACCAAACTCTCTTGCAAATGCAATGAGTGACCAGCTGTTCTTGATAGTTTTTGACTGTGCCATAGATATGCCTCATAGCAGGACTTCATTAGTGCTATGCCTTTAGTTCCTCGGATGCTTTCTCCAGAGGCATGTATGCAGATGGGTATTTGCCATTGAACAAACTGGCAAATGGAAGGTTACTGTTCTTCACCCTCAAACCATCATGGAATGAAATCCCCCAGGGGGTATATCCCATTCCAAGATATGGTGGTGGTGGTGTGTTTTATTATCCCCACTCTTGATACATACTTCTGAAATTTTTTATATTCTCTTCTCTTGATATATATGCTTCATCTTTGATACATATATTCTATTTTTCGTTATTATCTCTCATCTTTATACACACATTTATTGGATATTGTTTTGTTGATACAAGTATTATAAGTAACTTTGTAACAGAGTATTAACAACAAATAATAATAGAAAATGAAAGGATTGGAAGAGTATATTTCAACGCATGGTAGACACTTTACAGAGAGACTTGCTATTACAGTTATAGATAGCAAATGGAGTACTTCAGAGATAGAGAAGACCTCTGAAGCAATGATATATTATAATGTGTCTGAGGCTACCTTAGGAGATATTGTATTTCTGGTCAACAAGTATAAGAAAAACCATTATCATGCTACTAAGAAAAGATGCCTAAAATATGCTCTTGATATAGTTGGAGATTATAGTTCCAATGGTTATGCTTTTACTCTTTTCTCTTTAATGAATAGTAATATAGATTTAAAGGATTATGTATAAAACAAAAATAAGAGGAAGCTATCACAGTTTCCTCTTATTCCACTAATCTATAAACCTTTAAACGTATGAACACTATTTTACATCACCTAATTTATCTGCCCAAGCCTCTGTATAAAACCATTTGTATGATTTGTCAGGGGCTATTGTTTTATGTGTCATTGCCCACAATATACTTGGAATACCTATTATAATAAGGTATAGTGGTCCAAGGTACAGACTCTGTCTTGTATGACCATATTCATGCTTTATAGTATTCTCTGTTGCCCTTGGAGAGATGAATATATAATTTCCAAGTGTCACACTTCCAGATGAATACTTTGTGTAGATCTTTATTCCTTTATATTTTGTTATTGCAGGAATTTTGTTCTTCACTATCAAATATCTCAAATAAATTAGAGCAATGACATTCTGAGGCAACTGCCAAATGTATTTCAGTATTGATTTTATCTTTTTCATAATAATCCTTATTTTATAGTTATCTCAATATTCTCACCTTTCTTGTATGCAGTATACATTATATTATATAGCTTCAAGAAATAGTCCTTTGACTTTGTGACCATTCCTTTCACATCATTCTTTCCTACAAGTATGCAACCTTCTGTATCTTTGGCTGAATTACCACAATGAATGAGTACACCATCATATCCAGGAACATCCTTAAGCCTAGGCATTCTTGCACCATTACAGTTCTTTATATACCAATTACTTTTGCTGAATCTTGGGCTAGAAATATCCATTCTTACTTTATAGGTTCCAGCAGGTATTGCAGTTTGTCCTGTTTTCTTCTTTTTCTTAATCTCTTCAAGGGACATATTACTTAAAAGACCTCTATCCTTGTCTTCAAGAGTATTTGAGAAGAACACATCATCAATATATAATTTACCAATGGTATAATTCTCTTTCTTCCATTTTCTATCTATCAATATCTTCATATTACATATATGTTAGTTATAACACAAAGGTACTTATAAGTGTGTCTCTATGAAAGTAGTTAAATGAATGTATTAACATGATATAAATAGTATTGTTAGATTATTGTTATATATATTTATTGATTATACCTTTGCAATACTTAAAAGGAATTGAATGAAAACATTAAAAAGATATGCTTGCCTTATAGGTGTTATATTACTAGTGGTAACAATGATTGCCCTGTACTTTACACTTAAAAGCAAGAAAGAAACTGAGAAAAGATGGAAGGAAGCTATTGCTAATGTCAAATCTTATGATAACCTATTCAATGGTTCCAAGAATAATGATATAGCATTTCTGTTAACTATTGATCAGTTAAAATATTCCAACGATTCTATTTTTCAAGAACTTAATGAGGTAAGAAGAGAATTGAAGATAAAAGACTCAAAGCTAAAGAGCTTGCAGTACATATCTTCTAATTTTACAAAATCTGATACAATAATTTTGAAAGACACTGTTTTTAAGGATGAGAGGATTGATATTGATACATTGTTATCAGATGAATGGTATTCTATAAATGTCGGTCTGAGGTACCCTTCATCTATAACTGTCACACCAAAATTCAAGAGTGAAAAGGTTGTGATAGTATCAGCTAAAAAAGAAACAGTCAATCCTCCAAAAAGATTCTTCTTATTTAGATGGTTTCAAAAGAAACACATTGTGTTGCATGTGAATGTGATTGAGAAGAATCCTTATATAGAAGATCAGGATAACAGGTATGTTGAGATTATTAAGTAAGTAGTGTTCTATTTGCTTTTTTATTATTTTTTAGTTGTTAAATTGGTTCTCCCCCTGTCAGCGGACAGAGGGAGTTTTTATTTTAAGAGTTTACTTAGACTTATGATATATAAGAGTTTCTAGATAAGTGATAACTTTCTCATTAGCTTTGTTGATATTAGTATAGTCTTTTTGTATATAGATGTCAGTAATGTCCATATCTGATACATGATTTAATGCTTCATGTATGGTATACTTATCAATGCCAAGTCTGTTTCTTGCTATTGATGCCCAAGTATGTCTGGCAGAATAGAAATCGAAATGAGGAATGTCTATTGAATCTGCAATTATATGTAATCCCTTGTTTATATGTTTATTGAAATTTGCTGCATTACTATACTTTTTATAAAAGCTGAATACTCTTAACTCTCCTTTATATTTCTCAAAGAGAGGTTTTATTATATTAGGTACTATTATTTCTATATGCGCATTATCTGATCTTCTATCTCTTGTCTTTGCTCTATCATAAGATAAAACTCCATTACTATATGATATACATTCATATAAATCAACAGAGTTCATACCTATAAGACAAAAGGATAAAATATAACAATCCCTTGCCATTTCTGCTCTTCCAGTTCCTTTATAATTAAATAGCTTAACAAGATTCTCGTCACTTATAATTCTATTCTTTGTCATAGGAATGCTCTTTGGAATAGTAAAGTTATTAAAAGGATTATTAATTATCACCTTATTATAATCTGTATTGTATTCTTTTATTGCCTCATTGAATATATGACGTATACAACCTAAGTATAAAGACTGTGCTCTTGGATGACCTGTAAGATAATTCTTGTAATTATCAAGTAGTTTATAGTCAATGTCAGAGAATGCCAGTGTATCACATTTAAGAAATCTATACAAAGAATTAAGCATGATAGAATAGTTGCCTTTCCCTTTATTGCTTGATTTATCTATCCATTGTCTTGTGTATTCAAAGAAATCTAAAGTCTTGTAGTTATTGTTTAAATGAGAATAAATCCATTCTGCATCAACATCCATATCTACTATATTCTTTTCCAGGTCATATAATTTGTTTTTTAGTGTATTGATTCTATCATCAATTTCTCTTTGTATATCACTTGACTTTATATTACCATTTCTTGATAAGTCACATTCCTTAACAGTGATGTTCATTGAAACTCTTTTCCTTGTTCCTTTATGAGATAAAACTATGTATACTTTTCTTGTCTTGTCTTTTTTCTGTTTTCCTAATTCATGAGTAATTGTAGCCATATTCAGAAATGTTTTATTGAATAATGTTTCACAATTAACCATAGTAATTTACCCCTGTTGCATAATAATTGCCGCAAATTCTATACATCTTTTCCCTAACTATCTGTGTTACAGTAGCTCAGTTGGATTAGAGCAACAGCCTTCTAAGCTGTGGGTCTTGGGTTCGAACCCCAACGGAATCACTTATCGCACATTTTGCATTACATCTGATAATACCGCTAATTGCTTGATTCAAGGCAGTTGGCGGTATTTTTATTGAGGTGGGGTTACTATGATTGATTGTTTTTGTGATTTTTGCTTTTAGATTAAAATTGATAATCTGCTGATTTGTTGACTGAATTGCCGCAAAATTGCCGCAAAAGATTTATTACTTAACTCTTTAGACTCTATACAACTTCTTGCTGTGTAGAGAGACTTGCCATTTAGGGAAATCTTTGTGATGTTGCTGTACATATTGTATGGGTTTATTGATTGTAATGTGCTGTAACTTAATGCAAAGGTAATTATTAAGGATAGAATAAAAGAGAAAGAGAACTGGGTTTGTTTGTATTACTATGCTTAAATATTATTAATTAATTGGGGATTTAAGAAATTATCTATGATATTCTAAGAAGAAAATTGTATATTTGCAGTACTTAAACCAACAAACATAAAACACTATAAAATAGAGTGTTATGATGATTAGTTAAAGTAAAACTTTAAGTAGAAAAATATAGATAATATGGAAGTAATAAAGAAAACAAGAAGCAGGGATGAACTGAGATGGCAAGCAGAAGATGATGCCCGAGTAATGGCAACTTATCAAGAAATACTTGGAGATAAGACAAGAATGAATAGGGCTATTAAGGTAGCAAAATCTCAGGCAGCAGACCTTACAAAGAGAGCTAATGCTCTACAGAGTGTGGCAAGGACAAAATCATCATCTAAAAGAAAATAACTTATGAGTAAAAAAGAAAATCAGACTGTACAGAAAACTCGGATTGACTATATGCAAGCTACTTCATTGAGAGAGCTTTTGGATAATGTCAATACTCATAATAAGGAATATCCTGAAAATGCAATACTAAAGGAGGATATTGTGAGAATCCTTAAGGAAGAAGGAACATTCATTATGTTATATTATAGATAATGTAGTCTATATATAATAATGTATAACCATCTAATCAAATACAAGTATGGTAGAACAAAAGAATATAAATGAGATGGAGTCTGATACAGTGTGCTTCTGTTCCAGATGTTATTCCTTAAAAATAAAGTATGAGGATTCCATAGGAATGGATTGCTGTGGAGACTGTGGTTGTACAGACTTTAGGACAGCAAGCTTTGATGAATGGGAGAAGCTGTATAAAGAAAGGTATGGTCATAAGTATGTGGAAGGAACAAGGGATATAAAGAAATCACCTATATTCCAGATGTCAAATGACAAACTGAAGATAAAGGTTTCCAATGATCCTTCGTGGAGAGAGATATGCAGGGCAATGTATCCTACATTTCCTAATTGGCTTAGCAAGGCAGACTCTGTCATTCTATTATTTGCAAAGCTGTACCAAGAAAATAGGTTGGATGATTTGAGAATGGAATTAATAAAAAGAAACAATAACAAACACTAAAAGAGAGATATTATGGAAGAGCAGAAGAAACTTACTTATGAACAGCTTAATGATGCTTGTAATCAGTTGTGGCAACAGAACAGACAGCTTATAAAGAAAACCAATGAACTTGAACAGTTTGCCATGAACAAGAGACTTGATTATCTTTTTAAGGTGCTTGAACATAGCAAGGAATTTTCAAGTGATTTTATAATCAACTGTGTCAATGAGGTTGAGGAAGCAATGGCTATTCCTCAGAATACAGAAAGTACTGATAAGGAAAAGAAGCATGAGTAATAGTAAACAAGGACTTCCAAAGCCTAACAACATAGTGACTATCTCTACTTCTCCTGGCATAGAGTTTTTCAAATGGTGGTGTGTATTCCTCAGACCATTCATTAACCTTACCAATAGAGAGATAGATGTCATAGCCAGTTTTCTGAAACAAAGGTGGGAGTTGTCTAAAAGTATAAGTGACCCTACTATACTCGATAGTATGGTTATGAGTGAGGCAACTAAAGCCAAGGTGATAGAGGAATGTCAGATGACACAGCAACACTTCTATGTGGTAATGAGTAATCTGAGAAAGAACAATATTATAGTGAATAACATTCTTAACCCCAGACTTGTACCAAATATAAGAAAGGATGATAATGGATGTTTTCAGCTACTTATACTGTTCAAGGAAAACAAGAAGGCTGTATGACCTATGATGAGATTGTGATTAAAGTATCCAAGAGATTAGGACTCAGTAAAGAATTAGTCAATAAGACTTATAAAGCTTATTGGAAATCTGTCAAGGAACACATAGCTTCTTTACCTCTGAAGAAAGATTTGTCAGATGAGGAGTTTATGAAGTTACAGCCAAATGTGAATATACCTTCACTTGGTAAGTTCTGTGTCACCCTTGATAGATATAAAGCAATGACTAAAGCATTTAGAAACAAAACAAAAATAAAGGAGAAACAAGATGTTACATGTAACAAAGATTAAACCACTTTTTGACCATTTGCTTATTACAGCAGACAGGTTTGATAAAGACATGATACATAATGGTGTCATTGTAGCAGGAAAAGGTGACCTGAAGCTATGGCAGACTGTAGTGGCTGTTGGTTCAGTGGTAAGGGACATTAAGGTTGGAGACAAGGTAATGATTAATCCAAATGATTTTGCTGTAAAGAAGTATAACAAGAACTCTGTGCAGAATGACTTGGACAACAATCCAGTAATAACATATAACTTCCCATTTGAGACTGTGGATGATGAGAAGGGAAATCCAAAAGATTATCTCTATATCTCAGACAGGAATGTAAAATATGTGTTTGAGGGTATAGAGAAAGATGATTCACTGATACTACCAGGAAAACCGAAGTTGATAATATAAGAGTAGAAGTTTGCAATAGCCTAAGTTTTAATCGACTTAGGCTTTTTTAGTTATAGAAAGAAATATGGAGAACATAAGATTTAACAAGTGTCAGACACCTTTGGAGGATTTGCATTTGGAGGAATATCCAAAGGAAGTGCAAGAGCAGTGGTGGGACACAATAAATAATGTACCCTTTATTAAATGGATGGTGTCTGAGGACAGACCATTGGTTTCAGAATTGCCAAGAGATAAGGAAGGCAGGGCAATAATAGACATAACACATCCACCTATTCTTGAGGGAAGTGATTATTTCAGACCATCAGCATTAGCATATAAGAAGAACAAAGGAAGATATACAACTCTTAGACCAAATGCTAATCCAAACAGTGACTTTGGCAAGTGGTTGTATGAAGAGAGGAAAAGAGGATGGAATGGTTACTGCAATCCAAAGACAGGAATGTGGGTGACAGGAGATTACTACTGGATGCTTAACTTCTGTCCAATGCACCTTGTAGAGAAGAACAGTAATGGAGTAGCAATGAGAACAGTAGCCCATCCAAGGTTTTGGGATGGTCAGTTTCTTATGTCTCATTATCTTAATCAAGGCAGAATACATGGACATCATGCTTCAGCACTTGCTTCACGAGGAAGAGGAAAGACATCATTTGGTGCAGGACTGCTTTCAAGAAGATGTATAATAGGGGAGTCAGAGGAAAACTCAAAAGAAGTGCAGTGCATGGTGACAGCAGTGGATAGAACAAAGCTGATGGATACCAATATGATATTGAAGGTATTCAAAGATAATCTTGACCATTGTGCAAAGTACACACAGTTTGCTTCACACAGACTGAAATCCTCAGACCAAGAGATGGAATGGAAGATGGGATATAAGAAAGCAGGAAGTGAAGTAGAATATGGAAGCAAGAACTCAGTGTCAGGAATTATCTCAGGAGTAAATCAAGATAAGCTGAATGGTTCACGTGGTGTGTTATATCTTATTGAGGAGGCAGGTATCTTCAAAAACCTTCTTAGTATGTATAACATGATCAGACCATCAGTAGAGCAAGGCAATGATGTGTTTGGAGAGATATTCTGTTATGGAACAGCAGGTGATGATCAGAGTGATTTCACTTCATTTGCAGAAATGTTCTATTCTCCAATAGGTTATAATATGGAAGCACTTGACAATGTATATGATAAGGAAGGTCAGGGAAGAAAGCAGTGCTGTTTCTTTTATGGAGCCTATATGAATTATGCAGATGACTGTATAGATGAAGATGGTAATTCAGATATTACAAAGTCATTGTTGCTTATATTATATGACAGATATAAAACAAAATATGGTTCTACAGATGTAAATACTATTACTAAACGTATATCACAGTATCCTATAGTGCCACAGGAAGCAATGATAAGAAATCATGGTAATGTATTCCCAGTGACAGAGCTTAATGAGAGACTTAATCAGATAGACAATAATCCAGATGAGTATGATGACACCTATGTAGGAGAGCTTGTGCAGGACAACAAGACAGGAGAAGTGAAGTTCAATCCTACTACAGATATTCCAATAAGGGATTTTCCTACCAAGGACAATAAAGTGACTGGAGCTATTGAGATATTTGAAATGCCAAAGAAAGGCAGTGATGGTAAAGTGCCCTTTGGTAGATATATCTGTTCTTGTGACCCTTATGACAGTGATGTTTCAAATACAATGTCATTAGGTTCAATTTTTATAATGGACTTATGGACAGACATGATAGTGGCAGAATATACTGGAAGACCTCCATTTGCAGAAGACTTCTATGAGATATGTAGGAAACTATGTCTGTTCTATAACTGTAGATGTATGTATGAGCAGAATATCATGGGTATGTTCTCATACTTCAGTTCACATAATTCAACACATCTGTTAGCAGAGACACCTGAGTATCTTGTGCAAAGAAATATGATAGGAGGTATAGGATATGGTAACAAAGCTGTAGGTATCAGAGCTACTACACCTATTATAAATGGTGCTTTCAAGATGATACAGACATGGTTGAGGAAACCAATAGTTACTGTAGAAACAGATGCAGAAGGAAACAATACAGAAGTAATAATACCAAACCTATATAGAATAAAGAACAGAGCATTGTTGAAGGAACTTGTGTTATGGAATCCACAAGGAAACTTTGACCGAGTGATGAGTCTTGTGCAGCTGATGCTGTATAGAGAAGAGAAACTTGTACTTGGTCATGGAGACTTGAGGAGAACAGAGACAGTGAGTGATGGATTGGAAAATGATGAGTACTGGGAGAAGAACTATCCTGGAGAAAGAAGGGAGATGGGAGAAAAGTGGTAAGCCTTACTAAGCCTAATTGAGCCTGCTTTAGGAAATAAGCCTTACTAAGCCTAATTAAGCCTATCTGAGCCATTGAAAGGAGATGGAAGAATAAGCCTTACTGAGCCTAGTTGAGCCTACCTAAGCTATTGCTTGGGAGGTTTGATTATGCTTTATTGTTTTTTGAGGGGATTATTAAGAACTTCTTTTATTGTGGCTTAGAGAAAAAATAAGGGATAATATTACGCATATATGTTTTTGTACTTTTGTGGAAAAGAAAAGCTTAGAGAAGTAATGTAGAATTAAAGAGAAGAAAAGTATGGAAGCATTAAGTTTTGACAATATCTTGGGTGAGAATGAGATTGAGACTCTATTTGTAGACCCAGAAGATAATGAGGTTGTAGATGAACCTACAAAGACAGAAGAGGAGGAAGTAATAGATACTCCTGATTCTAAAGATAATAAACCAAAAGAAAAGAATAAGACTACTGAGGTTGTTGATCCTGAGACCTTGTTTGAGGAAGAGACACCAGAGAGCGTAGGTAGTGGTAAAGATAAAGAAGGTAAGGAAGATACTGTCACTGACGAGGGATCAGATGGCACTTCTCCAAACGATAACTTCTACTCTTCCATTGCCAATGCCTTGGCTGTGGATGGTATCTTCCTTAACCTTGATGATGAGACAGTGAAGAAAGCAGTTGATGCTGAGACATTCAGTGACTTGATTGAAGCAGAAGTAAATGCCAGGTTTGATGAGAAGCAACAGAGGATTTCAAAGGCTCTTGAGAATGGAGTAGAGCCAACTGATATTAAGAAATATGAAAGTACCCTTGACTACATCAACAAGATAACAGATGCAGCTATTGCTGAGGAAAGTGAAAAGGGAGAGCAGTTGAGGTACAATCTAATTTATCAGGACTTCCTTAATAAAGGCATGTCAGCAGATAAGGCAAAGAAGTACACAGACAGAACCATTAATGCAGGAACAGATGTTGAGGATGCTAAGGAAGCATTGCAGAGCAACAAGGAATATTTTAGTGGTGAGTATAACAGATTGCTTCAAGAGGCACAGCAGCAGGCAGATGAAGATAAGGCAGAAAGGTCAAAGCAAGCAAAGCAGTTGCAGACCTCTCTTCTGAAAGACAAGAATTTGTTTGGAGATATGGAAATCAGCAATGACGTTAGGAAGAAAGCCTTTGAGACAGTATCCAAGCCAGTGTATAGAGACCCTGAGACAGGAGACTATTTGACAGCTCTTCAGAAATATGAAATAGAGCATAGGGCAGACTTCTTGAAATACACAGGTCTCTTCTTTGCAATGACCAATGGCTTTAAGGATTTTGATTCCTTTGCTAAAGGTAAGGTTAAGAAAGAAATGAGAAAAGGTCTTAGAGATTTAGAGAAAACCCTGAACAACACATCAAGGTCGAAGGATGGTAACCTAAAAATGATAACTAATCAGAGGGAAGATCCAGACTCCTTTATTAGTAAAGGGATGAAACTTGATTTGTAAGACCATGAAAAACAATATTATTAAATGCTTAAATGTAAATAAAAATGGCCGGAAAATTAGGTAAATTCCAGAAGCAGACATTTAGTCATTGGAAAGGTACAACTAAGGCAAACCATCTTGGTGGTATTTTTCAGATGCAGCCTCAGAAGGCAACATCTTTGATGGTACAGCTGCTTGCTTGGCATAAAGGTAAGACTCTTGAAACATTCTTGTCACAATTTCCAACAAAGTCTTTTGACAGTGATGATGAATACACATGGGATATTTGTGGTAGTTCCTCAAGGAATATTCCATTGGTAGAGGCAAGGGATGCAGATGGTGTAGATGTGTCAGCAACTTCACGTAATGAAGCAAATGTTGGTGTGAATGGTGAGCCATTCTACTTGGTGTTTGCAGAAGATTGGTTTGCTGATGGTGAGGTAATTGTTGGTGAGCGTAATGAAGTATATCCTATTAGAGTGCTTGCAGATGGTAGGAATGAGGGAACCAACACTGTATACAAGGTAGAGTTGATGGGTGGTATCACTTCTGGTATTCCAGTAGAAGAGCTGCTTGCTGGAAAGAGGTTCTCAGTTGACTTTGCTCCAGTAGAAAAGGACTTTTCTCGTAAGGTTGGTGATGTACGCTTCTCAAGTCCTATAGCAATGAGAAATGAGTTTACTACTATCCGTATTCATACCAAGATAGCAGGCTCAGCGATTAATAAGAAAATAGCCTTTGGTATTCCTATTGTAAAAGAGACAAATGGTCGCTATGTGAAGGACACTGTAAACATGTGGATGCACTATGAGCAGTGGGAGCTTGAACAGCAGTGGAGTGATTATAAGAACAATATGCTTGCTTATGGTCGTTCAAATAGGAATATGAATGGTGAGTATCTTAACATTGGTAAGAGTGGTGAGGTAATTCGTATGGGAGCTGGTCTTTATGAGCAGATGGAGGCAGCTAATACTCTTACTTATAACACCTTCTCATTGAAACTTATTGAAGATGCTCTCTATGAGTTGTCAGCAGCAAAGCTTGGTATGGATGATCGTACATTTGTAATCCAGACTGGTGAGCGAGGAGCTACTCAGTTCCATAAGGCAGTGCTTAACACTGTGAGTGGTTGGAAAGCATTTACAATTAATGGAGACCAGATAGATATGGTAAGGAAGGTACAGTCACCATTGCATAAGAATGCTTTGTCAGCAGGTTTCCAGTTTGTAGAGTTCCAGGCACCAAATGGTGTAACTGTACAAATTAAGGTTGATTCTCGATATGATGACCCAGTGCGTAATAAGATTATGCATCCAAATGGAGGACCTGCTTATTCTTATAGGTATGACATCTTTGACATGGGTAACATGGACCAGCCAAACATCTTTAAGTGTGACGTAAAGGGCATGGAAGGTGATGTGACTTCTTATGAGTGGGGCTTGAGGAACCCTTTCACAGGTCAGATGGGTAACCCCAACATGAGCCATGATGAGGATTCAGCAACCGTTCACAAGATGACAACAATGGGCATATGTGTACTTGATCCAACAAGGACATTGAGTTTGATACCAGCTATGATAGCCTAAGATATAGAAAGAGGCAGTGAGGGAACAAAGTTTCCCTCCTGTACTCTAACTAAGATAAAACAAAAACAGAAAAACAAAATAAAAGGAGAAATTAGAAATGGGAAGAGTAAAGAAGGAAGATAATCCAAATACAGAGACAATTATGCAGGATGTAGAGTTGGATGTGACACCACAGGAGGAAATGAAAACAGAAATTCCGTTGCCTAAAACAGAAACAAAACCAAGTTATAGGGAGAAAAAAGAACCGAGCTATAGTAATGAGACAGTAAACTGCTTAAGGAATGAGCGCATTATAGTAAGATTTGTTCCAAGTCCTACAGCAATGGTGCAGCGGAAGGGACATATTCTGTATGGAGGTATGGCAGAGAATGCAACAAGAAGCTTTGTAGTGCCAAGGCTTAGTAAGACAGGAATGTTCAAGAATGTTCTTACAGATAGTGAGAAGACCTTTTTGGAAAAAGCAATGGGATTGGAAATCAATGCTCTCAGTATCTATAAGAAAGAAAACAACTTCTGGGATGACAGTAATCCAAATGGTATAGGCAGGGTGAAACTGCATAAACAAGATAATTATCTTGATCTAAGTATTCCAGAGCAGTACATACAGTATAAGATATTGCTTGCTAATAAGGACTTCATAGCATCCTCAATGGAAGAGCTTGAAGAAAGACCAAAGGCAACCTATCAGTTTGTGATTATCTCAGAAGGTGCAGAGGCACAGAAGAATCTCAGTAAGATGGATATCACAATGGAATGCTATACAGAATATGGTGCTGTGAAGAAAGACAAGAACACTCTTAAGACTATTATAGAGCAGCTTGAGAAGCGTCCTATCAGTCCTAATGTAGAACTTGGTTTCTTGCAGAATAAGGTTAATGAATATATTCAGGCAGACCCACGTAAGTTCTATACAGTGATTACAGATGAGTATTTGCCAGCAAAAGTACTTGTCAAGAGAGCAGTAGAAGCAGGACTTATAGGAACAAAGAACAACACTTACTATCTACGTAAAGATGGTTCTCCACTGTGTGAAATGAATGAGGAGAGTACCTTGAACAATGCAGCCAAGTATCTCAGTTCAATCAAGCATCAGGAGCTGAAATATATGTTGGAAGCACAGTTGAAGGAAGCAGAAGAAGAGTAAATTTAATCATATATGGAGTTTAGGTAAGGAAACATAATTCCTTACCACTCCTTTCCAAAAACTATAAAGATATGTCAGTAGAAGAGATGGATAATATGTTTGATGTGTTATATAACAATATAACCTCAAACCAAGCACCAGGACTTAATGCCTATGAGAAGAGTATCTTTCTTACCAAGGCACAGGATGAAATTCTGAAGAACTACTTTAATCCAAAGAGCAAAGGCAACAATACCCAAGATGGCTTTGATGGTAGTGTCAAGAGGCAAGTGGACTTCTCCATGCTCACTACTGTAGCTACTACAAGTGCAACATACTATTCTTACACTCTTATAGCAGATAAGACAGACAAGGATGGTAACCCAGTATATTCAAGAACAAAGACAACCAGTTCTATACCTCAGTCTACCTACAGCTATACAGAAGCTTATGATTCTGAAGGCAATGTATTAAAAGATACCAAGGGAGATGTACTTTATGTGAAGAATGAAGGAACAGATGTTTCAGGCTTTGATAATTCATTGTTTGATACACGACCAAACAGCAAGAGTATAACTCTACCACCAAGGCTTATGTTTGCTATCAATGAAATGGTAGAGGTAAGTAGAAACAACAAGACTATACTTTTGCAGGTAGTGCCAGTTAAATTTGATGAATATTCAAGGTTGATGTGCAAGCCCTACAAGAGACCACTGAAATATCAAGCATGGAGACTTACAAACAATGATGTAGTAAACAAGGCAGATATAGTAGTAGGTCCTACAGACGTACTTACAAAGTATACCATCAGATATGTAAGGAGACCAAATCCAATCATAGTATCAAACCTTGATGGACTTTCTATTGAAGGTAAGGAAGATAAGATGGAGTGTGAGTTAGACCCAATACTTCATGAAGAGATACTTCAGAGAGCAGTAGAGCTTGCAAAGATAGCTTGGACAAATACAGGGCAGGATAACCTACAAGCAGTAATGCAGGCAGGACAGAGAAGTGAGTAATCATAAACAAAGAAGATATGACAGTAGAGGAGTTTTCAAACAGCTTTGACACATTGCTTAACAGCTATGCTCTCACTCCAAATTTTGGAGAAGAGACCTCAAAGCAAACCATAGCACTTGATGAATATGAAAAGTCAGTGTTTTTGACTAAGGCACAGGAAGAGATAGTGCTTGGTTTATACAATGGTAAGAATCCTTATGGAGACATCTTTGAAGGAACAGAAGAGCTGAGGAGATACTTGTCAGACTTGACGGCAGAGAAGTTTCTAAAGCCAATAACAAATTCCTCAGGCACACCTCTTGGTCTTGAAAGCAAATCAAAGTTCTTTACTCTTCCAGAAGACCTATGGTTCATAACAATGGAATCAGTAGTAGTAGACAATGGTAAGTGTGGTGCAGAAACCATAATGAAGGTATATCCAGTAAAGCAAGATGAATATCAGGTAATCAGAGACAATCCCTTCAGAGGAGCCAATGATAGGAGAGCCTTGAGGCTGGACTTGTCAGAAGGAAATGTAGAGATAATCTGTAAATATTTGGTGTCAGTCTACTATATAAGGTACATAAAGAAAGTATCACCTATTATACTTATTGACTTGTCAGATGGTTTGTCAATAGAAGGACAGAGTAAAGTAAAAGACTGTATCTTGCATGAAGCTCTTCATCAGAAGATATTGGATAGGGCAGTACAGCTTGCATTGCAAAGTAAAGGATATAATATCAATAAATAATAGTTAAGGTCTACCAAGTAGACAATGTTTAATTAAATACATAAATAAAGATGAGTGTTTATAGTTTGAATCAGGTAAGGCACCTGTATGTAGCAAACAAGTCAGTAGAAGCAACAGCAGAACTGGCTAATATTGGAGATTTTAAGGTGAAGACCTGTGGTAACATTGAGAAAGAAGTATACTTTGAGGTACAGGGTCCAGACACAGTGCTGAAGAGTGACTACATTCCAGTGAAGAACATCAATTATGTCAATGTCCTTAAAGCAGCTGCTATGGCAACACCTATGAAGAAGGTGAAGGTAGTGTTGGATCCCACGGTTAATGGAGGCAATCCTATTGCAGGACAGGACTATGTACTTCGCATTAACTTCCATCAGTTCTTTGGTATGGGTGCTCAGGACCAGTATGTAAAGGATGCAGCAGTACATGCAAGGAAGGGTATGACAGCAGAGCAGTTCTATAAGGAGCTGGTAAAGGCACTTAACCTCAGTTTTTCACGTGAGGTAAGGGCTACTGCTACAAGTAATCCTTATCTTAAGTTTACAGCCAATACAGACAGTATTGAGATTGAGGAGGTGCCACAGTCATGGACATTGGGTACAGAGGCACAGGAGCGAGTACTCTTTGATGTAATGCCTACTACAGTGTATGATGGTGTAGATGACTTGATATGGGGTACTGTGGCTACAGAAGCTTCTACTACCATGGTAGGTAATGGCAAGAAGCTGGCAGACCTTGAGTACTTCCTTCTTGGTGAACGTGGAGACCAGTATAGGAAGGTAGGTTTCCCGAATGACATTGAGACCAAGGGTATGATAGACCCAAGTAAGGAGTATGATGTGATTGAGATTCACTATGCCTTTACAGACACAGGTGTCAATAGTTATAGGACAGAGAAAGACATTACCATTGCAGTGCCATCAGAAGGTGGAGAAACCTTTGTTGAGATTAACAAGATTATTACTGCTTTTAATACAGCTACAGGTCTTACTGTAAAGCCTCTTGCAAAGGCTGACGGTGAATAATTAGTCTTTTGTTTCATATATTATTATGGAGGGATTGGGGAATGTATCCCTGGTTCCTCTTTTTTGTTTTATTTAAAGAAAGTAAGATATGATACTATTTGACCAGTTAAGAATCTCAGATGATGGACAGAGACTGTATATCAATGCACATGTGAATAAAGCAGACTATTTTAAGAACAGGTATATAGACTCTGTGGTGATAATGACAGCAGACAAGGTATCAGAAACAGCACCAGGGACTCCAACCTCAGACTATATATATAAAAAGGAAATAGAGGGTAATGTAAAAGAATTAGATTTGGTACTAACTTCATTGGACTTTACAAAGTCATGGGAGACAGATCCAAAAGCAATAGCCTTTAATAGAGCAGACATGAGCAACACATTGTTCTTTGTATATATAAAATGTAAGGGAACACCAGGAGAATGTACTCCCTGTAGGCTTGATGAAGAGACAACCCTTGGAGTAGTGTTTGATGAAAATATGCTTTATCAAAGAGTGATGGACTATACCAAGGAGTTAGTAGCAGACTGTAGTATTCCTACAGAGTTTACAGATTTCATATTGCTGTGGAATGCTTTCAAGGCAGCTATAGAGACAGAGCATTATGTAGCAGCCATCAAGTTCTACAATAAACTGTTTGGTGTAGTAAGGAGTGGCTATAGCAATAATATAATAAAAACTTGTGGGTGCAATGGATGAAATATTGTTTGAAGCATTGTCTGAATATTTTCATGCCTTAGAGTTGAAAGGATATATGTCAAAGAGTCACAGCATGAAGCTATTGGTGCTAAGTTTCTACAGAGACTTTGTATTCAAGGACTATAGAGGCATGTTGAGTAAGAGAGATTATTGTTTTATAGAGAAAGCATTGGACTGTATCTATGGAACAAGTTGTTTAATACCTTATCCAGATTATTTGAAAATGGGAAAGCTACATTTAGGAGAGATGACAGAGATGGCTCAGAGGTTGAAGACCCTTGAGAATACAGAAGTTGTAAAAGTAATACATGAGGCTGAGGCAGATACTCAGTCGGATGTTGTAGTTATGATGGAAGAAAGTTAAGTAGTTAAGGAGTTAAGGAGTCGGGAGTTAAGCCAAATGTTTTGTTATATTTAATATTTTATGAGCAAAAGTAAGGGCTTAACTTCTTAACTATTTAACTCCTTTTGCTTATGAAACTAAATTCTATATAAAATAGAGAAGAGATATGTTAGTAAAAGAGATTGTATATATGGTATTGGACTTGGCAAAGGCAAATACCACTGATGACTCCTTCTTTAATGAAGACCATGTGTTGTTCTTACTGAAGAAATATAGAAGTTTCCTGATAAAGAAAGAGCAGGAGAAGCTGAAGACATCTACAGATATAGCTTCAGAATTTGAGTATCAGCAGATATGTCTGAATTTAGAGAAAGTACCAGCAATGGATGGAAGTCCATGTACAGGAGGATATTATCTTAGGACAGAAGAGAAGATACCAAAACTTCTTGAAGGAAATATGCCAAGAGTATATCCTATGGACTTTTATCAAGGAATAAACATAAGTTATGTGCCAAGAGACAAGATGAGATATATAGGTACAAACAAGTTTTTAAGAAACATAATATATGTGTCATTAGGAACAGACTTACATCTATATCTTAAAAGTGTCAATCCCCAGTTTCTTAATCTTAGGAAATTAAGAATGAGTGCAATATTTGAGGACTTTGATGAGATAGAGAAATATAAATGTGAAGGGGATACTACAGTATGTGATGTAATGGAGAGGGAGTTTCCAATAAGGGATTATCTGGTACCAACTTTAACAGAGCTTGTAGTAAAGGAACTTGTAGGAAGCATGTATAAACCTGTAGACCAAGCCAATAATGCAAGTGATGATATGTCAAAGGTAGCAACAAAACAGAGTTAGAAATGGACTATAAGGAGTTTAGAGCCAAGCTTATAAAGACAGATGTTCCAAGGAAACCAAAGGTAAGAAATTCATGGGGAGTGTATGATGCCTATAAGCATATAAGAAAGAAAGGCTGGTATGATATAGGCAGACCTTTGAAAGAGCATGAGTTCTATAGTATTGTCAGAGGTGTAAATGACTTAATGGCTGAGGAAATAGTCAAGGGAAACATAATAAAGTTTCCACATAATATGGGGGAGCTTGAATTGAGGAAATACAAGCCAGAGGTGAAGATAGTAGATGGAAAGCTAAAGATAGGTTATCCTGTAAACTGGGACAAGACAATAAAGCTATGGTATGAGGATGAAGAAGCAAGGATAAACAAGACACTTCTAAGACATGAACCAAAATACATATACCACATAAAGTATAATAAATATCATGCCATGTATGAGAATCAAGTCTTTTATGAGTTTGAGGTAAACAGATTTATAAAACGAGCATTAGTAGGAAGTATTAACAATGGTAAAACAGATACATTATGGTGACAGAGATACAATATACAAATATAAGGAGGGTGCTTGGTGACTTAGTAGAGCACCCATTGCTGAAAAACTTGACACTTGAGCAAGTGATAAGACACACTCTTAGATTCATATCCCTGCATGGTTATCCAAGTCTATACCAAGACAAGATAGAAGAAGTAGAGATAAAAGACTTCAGAGGACTGTTGCCTTGTGACCTTGTTTCAATAATACAGGTAAAAGACCTTGATACAGGTATTTGTCTGAGAGCAATAACAGATAATTTCACAAGAGGTTTGGAACCTAAGCCAAGAGAAGATAGGGGACCTAAGGACTTGCTGAATAATGTACAACATGAGTATATACCACCAAGGAAGGTATGTACAGAAGAAATGTCATTCAAGACACAAGGTAGAGTGATATTCACATCCTTTCCAGTAGGAAGAATAGAAGTGGCATATAAAGCAATACCAGTAGATGAAGACGGTTTTCCATTATTGATAGACAATGAGACATATCTCAATGCATTGGAGGCATATATCAAAGTAAAGGTGTTCACTGTAAAGTTTGATACAAACAATATATCAGCAAGAGTATTGAGCAATGCACAAACAGATTATGCTTGGGCAGCACATTTGCTACAGAGTGAAATGACAACACCATCAGTATCAGAGATGGAGAGTATTACAAGATACCTTAATACCTTGATAAAGCCAGTGACACACTTTGACAATGGATTTAAGAACTTAGGAGATAGAGAATATAGGAGGAGATATTAATATGGCAAAGAGATATATTAATTGGAAAACAAAAGGCATGAATAGAGACATGTCAGTATCAGCCTTTAATCCAGAGTTTGCTTTTGAGAATCTTAACATAAGACTTGCTACCAATGAGGGTAACACAATGATGTCTTGGGTTAATGAGAGAGGACCAAAGAAACTAAGGCTTCGTGTAGATACCAAGCCTTGGGCTACAGAGGATTTTGTTGGTAGGTATGATAGTAATGTTGATGAAGAAACTAAGGAGATTACTGATGCACCAGTTATTAGAGGAATACCTGTAGGAACTGCTGTACTTAATCATAAGTTAGTATTATTTACTGTCAATGATTATATCTATCTTTTTGAAAAATCAGATGATAAAGACTATGATCTTGAAGGCAAGGTTCTTTATTTTGGATCATTGGGATTTAGTCCTAATTATCCTATAGAGACCTTGGTGTCTTATGAGTCAGAGAATATTCAGAAAGTGTATTGGACAGATGGATTGAATCAGCCAAGAATAATCAATATAGCTTCAGCTATGAATTATAAGTTAGGCAAATATAATGATTCATCTTTTGACTTTGTGCCAGAGTTAGCTTTAAAGGAAACAGTATCAGTCAGTAAGATGTATGGTGCAGGAGAGTTTCCTCCTGGAGTGATACAGTATGCCTTTACTTATTATAACAAATATGGTCAGGAGAGTAATATATTTTACACAACACCCTTGCAGTATATCTCTTATATCAACAGAGCAGGAAGTCCAGAGGAAAAGGTAGCAAACTGCTTTAAGATTAAGGTAAACAATATAGACAAGAACTTTGATTATTTAAGGATTTACTCAATCCTTAGGACATCAAAGGATGCTACACCTGTGGTTAAAAGGATACAGGACTTAGAGATACGAGAAGATGCTACATCTGTAACATATATAGATAATGGTACCAGTGGTGAGATAGTAGACCCTACAGAGCTGTTGTATAAAGGCGGTGAAGAGATTGTAGCTAAGACTATAGAGCAGAAAGATGAGACACTGTTTTTTGGAAATATTACAGTGAAGAGACCACCTCTTAGTATAAAGGAAAGATTGTTAGAAGAGAATGGGGTTACTGATACTAAATTTTTAGCAAATGATAATATCTCCTCATTAGCAGTAGATAGAGGATTTAAACGATCTTCTAAACCCCCTCTTACTTATTATAATACTCTTGATACTGACGATAATTATAAAGGAGCTTCCTGCTTTAAATCCAGAGAGTATTATAGACTTGGAATACAGTTTCAGTATAAAAATGGTAGATGGTCAGAACCATGTTGGATAGGGGATAAACAATGTCTAGCCGTTCCTTCAGAGGAAACCAAAGCTGGAACAAGGTTAGACCCAACGGGGAGACAAATTATAAAAGTTCCAGAGTTTAAATATACTATGAAAGCTGTAAGAAAAACAGGTATTGATAGTATATTTGAAAATCTACATAAACAAGGTTATAGAAAAGTAAGACCAGTATTTGCTATACCAAGGACACAAGATAGAACAATCTTATGTCAGGGAATAGGTTGTCCTACTATGTATAGAAAAGTGGACAGGGATAATAATCTGTATGCTGTCTCATCATGGTTATTTAGACCTGAAAATAGTGTAAGTGGAATGAGCTTAGATTGGAATATACCAAATGAATCTTTTCCTGAAGATAAGGGTTATACAGGAGGTGGTATTGTTACATCGAATGATAGGCTTGTTTCACAATATACTAAACAATTTATTCAAGATTTAGTTAATATTAATTCTACAATAATTTCTCCCTATCTATCAAGTACGGAAGTTATGGGTACTTATAATGATAAAGACTCTTTCCGTGTAGATCCTTATTTCATAACTTTAAATTCTCCAGATATAGAATTTGATGATTTTATAGCTCATACAGATTTTAAAGGATATGGTTTAAGTACTGTTGGATATACTACATTTGATAAGACCTATGGAGATATAAGCATTCAAACATCAACTCCAACTATAGGTTCTAATTCTGCTGGATTTGTTCATAGAAGTATTGTAGCTCCAGGATGTGGTGCTCTTATTTCTGGATTGTTTTATAATGACCATATAGCAGATGATATAGATGCAGAAGGAAAATATGGAACCTATTGCCCTAACAATCCCCCTGTAGATTTTCCAGTATATATGTGGCATAAGAATGGTTCTTTGAATAATGATGTTGCAAGGGATAACAGAAGTGCTCAGCTATTAAAAAAGAGAATAAGTAATTATAGATTTGGCTCTAAGATTACGTATGCAAAGATTCAGTATGCTCCAATATTAGAAAATCCTGAGTATTCTGATATTCAGTTATTTAATTCTGATACTCTTTCTATTGTAAAAGTGAATGGGGAAGTATATCAGGGAAATGTTGATACAATGGTAATGCCAAGTGAACTTTCTCCTTACTATTTCGTAGGATGGCCGTGGAGAAAAAATGTAGATACAGACTATAAAACAAAATGTCAGCTTAAAATATCTCTTGAAAATCCTAATGATCTAAGTTCAAAGTGTGGTATATTTGAATTAAAGAAAGTTGATAATTCTTGGGTTTGGAGTATACCTCTACAAATAAGTAATCCTATTAAACCTACTATTACAGTTAATGGTAGTGATATTGGTGATCATGTAAAAAACATATCTTACTGGAGAGAAGGTGTTCAAATAAAATATAAATCCACTCCACATCTAGTAGCAAAGATTAGTGAAAGTGTTTATTCTTGGGAACCTTTTGTTTTAGGAGGGGTATTTTCTACTTTAATTGCTGGGCAATCTCCTATAATTGAAGTGTATAAGGAATATGATAAAGACATAATCTTTGGAGGTGCTTCAGATGAGGCATTACAGGCAGCTATATGGATACCTTGTGGACCATCAGTGTTATTTGATGAGAATACTCAGAGTATAGATTTAAACTATAAATGGGGAGATACATATTTCCAGAGATATGAATGCTTAAAGACCTATCCTTTCAGTTCAGAGGATAAGAATCAGGTAGTGGATATAGCATCCTTTATGGTGGAGACAAGGGTGAATATAGATGGAAGATATGATAAGAACAGAGGACAGACAAGTAATCTGAATGTGACACCTCAGAACTTTAATCTAATAAATCCAGTGTATTCACAGATGGATAACTTCTTCTCATATAAGATAATGGATGAGGATAGCTATAAGAATACTGTATTTCCAAATACAGTGACTTGGACTAAGACTAAGCAGAATGGAGCAGATGTAGACTTGTGGACTAATATAACCTTAGCCAATACATTGGAGATGGATGGAAACAAAGGAAAAGTAAACAAGCTTATAAGGCTTAATAATCAGTTGCTTTCATTCCAAGACAGTGGTATATCACAAATACTGTATAATGAGAATACACAGATTTCCACCACAGAGGGAGTGCCTATTGAAATAGCAAACTCACAGAAGGTTCAAGGAAAGAGATATTACTCAGATACAGTAGGCTGTTCAAACAAGTGGTCTATTGTACAGACACCTTCAGGCATATACTTTATGGACAGCAATGAGAAAAGTATATATCTGTTTAATGGTCAGTTGAATAATTTGAGTACAGTAGGAGGCTTTAATGCTTGGGCTAAACAGAATATTCCATCATCAGAGGTAGAATGGACAGCTAATATGTTTGATTCATTTGTAGCTTACTATGACAAGTTGAATCAAGATGTGTTATTCATTAATGGAGAAATAGCATTAGCTTATTCAGAGAAGTTCAACTGCTTCACTTCATTCTATGATTATGGTGGAACACCTTTCTTTGTAAATCTTGATGATATAGGAATATGGATAAAGAACCTTAATCTGTGGCAACACCAAGCAGGAGAGTACTGTAACTTCTTTGATGAGAATAAATCTTACTCAATGACTCTTGTAGCTAATCAAGAACCACAGATGGATAAGATGTTTACTAACTTGGAGTTCAGAGCTTGTGTAGAAGGTGAAGGAGTGTATGATGAAAATACAGGAAAGTTTAAGCCTGCCTTACCATTTGACACTGTAGAAGCATGGAATGAGTATCAGCATGGAATGCTTAGTCTTAGTGATAGAGATGGTCATGACAGATTTACTCATGGAAATTCAGATGGCAATGCTTCACTTAACAGGAAGTTCAGAATGTGGAGGTGTGATATTCCGAGGGATAATGTAGAGGTAAACAAGATAAATGCTGCTACAGAGTCCTTGAGGGGAATAAAGAGGTTTAAGGCAAGACCATTGGATAGGATAAGGAATCCTTGGGCATACATAAAACTGACTAAGAATGTAGCAACAAGTAAGGTAGAGGTGCATGATATTATGGTGACGTATTTTGGGTAGACTGATAACAGGTAGGGATATGAGCCTCACTAAGCATTCTTGGGCCTTACTAAGCCTGAGGAGAATTTGAGGAACTTGATGGGCTTGAGAGCCTAGATAATAATCCTTACTAAGCCTTAGGTAAAGAGGTGAGGGAATCTTAGTGATTCTCTTACCTCTTTTTATAATATAGTTTAGGGTGAAACATTGAAGCCAGTAAAGAAGTATCTTTGTAAAAACATATATTAATATGAGAAAAAGAAATAAATTATATACAGTGAACAAATGGAATCAACCATTGTTTGCTCAAGGTATAGATAGAGAGCATCAGAATATCTTTGATGGCTTGGATTTTAGCTACTTGAATAATGTTGATGCAGGAAGTTTGGGAAGTCTAAATAAAACAACAGACCCATCAAAAATAACAAGTTCAGAGATGTCAAGCTGGCTACCTAAGCAAGTAGATGTACCAGTAGGTAAAGTAGGTGGAACAGGTAAGATAGGTAATGTTGTAGGTGCATTAGGCGGTATAGTAGGTGGTATAGGCAATAGGGTAATAAGTGGAGGACTAAGCTCTGGCGCAGGTAATGCAGTAAGTAGTATAGGTAATACTGTTGGAAGTGCTATCAGTACTATTAATCCTGTGGTAGGAGGTATTGTATCAGCAGCTTCTGGTATTATTGGTGGAGGTATAAATGCTCTTTGGGGTATGAAGACAGACCAAAAGAAGCTTCAGGCAGCTAATGAAGGTACTAATTATTTGAATAACTTTGTATCTAATGCTTCAACCTTTGATGATATACAAGGACCAAATGCTGTGGCTAATGTGCAGAATGCTTATAAAGGAGGAGTCTTTAAAAAAGGTAAGGCAAGAAGGAAGAATGCAGCTCTTAGAGCAGAAAGGACAAATGCAGAGTTATGGGCAAATAGAAGTGTAGATAACAATATTGATAATATAGCAGAGACACAAATGGATAATATGCTTGCAAACTATGCAGCTTTTGGAGGTCCACTTGGAGGAATGCCAAGTTTGGGTACAGGAGCTATAGATTATGGATTTATGTCAGATTATCTTGTAACAAAGAATAGAATGGCAGACATGAAAAACAAGATTACTGGAACTGTATTTGACAATATACCTTCAACACCTATAAATACCTTTGAGTCAGGTGGAGGTATTCATATTAAGAAGAGTCATAGAGGATTATTCACTAAAGAAGCTAAGGCACATGGTATGGGAGTACAAGAGTTTGCATCACATGTGTTAGTTAATAAAGATAAGTATTCACCTGAAGTGGTGAAGAGAGCTAACTTTGCAAGGAATGCTGCTAAGTTTGCTTTAGGTGGAGATATGCAAACTAATGGAGCAGACTTTAGTAATGGATTGTCACATATAGATGCAGGAGGTTTGCATGAAGAGAATCCTTATGATGGTGTGCAAGTAGGTATAAGCAGAGAAAATGGTCAGCCTAATCTTGTAGAAGAAGGGGAGACCATATTTGATGATTATGTGTTTAGTCAGAGGATAAAGGCAGATGCAAAGACAAAGAAGAAATTCCATATAGGAAAGAAGACAGAAATAAGCTATGCAGATCTGTCAAAGAGACTTGAAAAAGAAAGTCTTGAGAGACCAAATGACCCTATATCACAGAATGGACTGAAGAAGCAGCTCCATGACCTTGCAGATGAGCAGGAGAGGCAGAAGGCAGATGATATGCAAGAAGCCTTTGAGCAGTTGCCACCAGAGCAGCAGCAGGCAATAATGCAGCAAGTAGCTATACAGGAACAGCAAACTCAGGAAGCACAGCAAATGCAGAATGAAGAGCAGCTTCAGAATGCACAGCAGGAAGAGCAGCTTCAAGGACAGCAAGATAATGGTAAGCAGATGGAAGAAGAGCCTAATATGGAAGAAGGAAATACAGAACAGATAAATGCTTGTGGAGGAAAGATGAACAGATTTGATAATGGAGGAGATATGAAGAGGAAGATATATAACCTCTTGAAAACACCTACAGATAGAGAGTTTGATAAATGGGCAGAAAAGCATAATATAGGAAAGATAGATGATTGGAAAAATATACTAAAGAATAAGTCATTTATAGATGCTTTAGGAAAAGATAATCCAATGTTGGGAGATGCTCTTTCAAGAGGATATGACTTTGGTGCTTATATTCCAACAAAGAATGGAAAGTTGACTTTTGACTTTACACATGGAGGTTGGGGAAAAGAAGACTATGATGCTTGGAATGGCAGTACAGATGCAGCTTGGAAAGAAGCTGTAAAGAAAGGACTTGTGAAGAAAGGCATGAAGTCAGAGGAAATAGGCAAAGCCTTAGCACAGACAGATGCTTATAAGAGAGGTTCTGACTGGTTAAAAGAAAAGGAGGGAAACAGACTGTTCTACTTGCAGCAGATACTTAACAGTAAGGATGCGCCAGAAGCAGCAAAACAATATGCAGCAAGATATGTAGATAACAATGGTTGGCTGAAAGATGCGAAGAGGGATTATCAAACTATCTTTGAAGACCCTAATGGAACTGGTGTTAGAAACACTCATCCTGGAACATATTGGAAGACACCTAATGAGATGTTGAGAAACAAGATGTCAGGAAACTTTGTAGTGAATGATGATGGTACAGTAGATGAGATTATAGGAGATGTACCAGAGGGATGGAATGGTACAGGAAGCTATAAGTGGCAGGATGCTGATAGTGATTATGAGTATAACTACTATAAGAGACCTGTAGACTCAGTGGTTACTTCTGATAAGAAAGGTAAGGTAGAAGATGAGGAATATGAGCCAATACATAAACCAACATGGGGAAGAACAGCAGGACTATTAGGACCAGCAGTAGGTCTTGGGATGCAAGCCTTAGGTATAGGAAAACCAGATTATTCAGGAATGGATGCTGCATTAGAGATAACAAATGGAAGTCCAGCATTGGCACATGCCCAGTTTATTGGTAATCGTCTTAAGTATAGACCAATGGATATATGGTATGAACAAAATAGAATGGATGCTAACAGCAGGGCTACAGACAGAGCTATTCTTAACAATGCTTCTCCAATGGGAACAAAGATGGCAGGATTGTTGGCAAATGGCTATAACAGTCAGATAGCAGATGGTGAGCTTTATAGAAAAGCCTTGGAGTATAATGATGCTCAGAAGCAAAGAGTTGAAGAGTTTAACAGAGGTACAGATATGTACAATGCTAATGCTGCAAATCAAGTATCAGCTACCAATGCTCAAATAGCAAACAATAACAGACAGCTTAGAGCACAAATGAAGATGGATGCTGCAAGACAGAGAATGGCTGCTGATGCTGCTTGGAATCAAGGCATATATGGTAATGTGAATGGCTTGTTTGCAGGTTTGGGAGCCTGGGGTAAGGAGAATGTACAACATAACATGATTGCAGACATGGCTGCTGATGGACTGTTTGGAACAATGAGTGACAAGCAGAATATAGGTAAAAGCTATATAAGAAAGAAAAAGGCAGCATGTGGAGGTAAGATAAGTAGGAAAAAGAAAGGTTTAACATTTTAAAGAGTAGAAGATATGCCAGACTATTCATTTGTAGTTTCACCCTCATTCAATCCATTCAGTATGCAGGAAATGCTTGTACCATTTTCTGCATACAAGGATGCTTTTGAGAAGAGTGAAGAACAGTATGACACCTTATCACAAGGTGCAGATAAATTCAAGTATCTCAGTGAGACATTGCCAGAAGGAAGTAAGGCAAGGCAGATATATGAAGGATATGCCAATGACCTTAGAGCACAAGCAGAAGACCTTGCACATAATGGTCTTACTATGGGCAATAGGAGAGCTTTGACATCCTTGAAGAGAAGATACCAAGGAGAAATGGGTAGAATACTTCAAGCAGATGAGGCTATGAGAGAAGAAAAGAAGCTAAGGCAGAGTCTTGGGGCACAAGACACTTCACTGCTATATGCTAATGACAATCTAAACATAGATGACTTCTTGGATGGAAAGAATCCTAACCTGTATAGGATTAGTGGTAATGAGCTGTATACAAGAGGAGCAGCTGCTGGTAAGGCAGCATCATCGAGGATATTTTCAGCAGGAGATGCAGGAAGTACACTGAATGGTTATTATAGAGACTATGTGCAGAAACTTGGATATAGTCCTGAGACCATAAGAAAGTTTTATAATGATATGTCTACAATACCAGAGTTACAGATGGCTGCTGATGCTATACTTGAGGAGAGAGGAGTAAATCAAAACCTCAGTGGGTATAATCTTAGGAGAGCAAGACAATCAGTCATTAATGGTATGATAGACGGTGCAGTATATCAGGAGAATCATAGTCCTCAGAGAGATTTGGGAGTGCTGACGCCTATGGAACAAAATCAGATAACTATGCAACAGAAACAATTTAATCTGAGTAAATCTCAGTTTAATGCAAGAACAACATCTATGGGATATAGGATAGATGATAATGGAAACTTACAAATAGACCCTGATAGAATGGAAGCTTTGAAAAAGTTGAAGAAGAGTAATAAGGGTACTGGTAGTTCAAATACTAATTCTGGATATGATACTAAAAATAAGAAAAGTATACAACTTACGTGGCATGGAAATAACCCTAAAGATAGAAATGGAGAAGCTGATGATGATGTTACAATAAAAGAATTAGGGGATGGTGCTTCATTACCAGGAAATCCTGTAAAATTTAAAGAACTTCCTTCTTTTGTTAAGGATAAGGTACAACGAGCAATTGGAGGAGGTAATACTGATTTCTACAGATATTATTATAAACCATTTAAGGGTGGCTTTTGGAATGATACAGAAACTGAAATTGCTATAATACCTGCTGATGTAGTAAAATATAACAGTGATCCAGAAATTCCTGCTGATTTAATAAATCCACAACAAAATAAAGGACAGTGAAAACTGCCCTTTATTCATATACTTTTTCAAGAGCATCTTTAGCACTTTTACATCCTTGATTAGCAGATAAAGTCCAATAATACTTTGCCTTTGTTATATTAGGCTTTAGATAAATACTATCTGGATTATCTAAAATATATTTAGTTTCATTTTTATCCGTAGTATAATTTCTGTTTTCCAAAGTTATAAAAGTATCATTACCATCATAAATATAATTATCAGTTCTTCCTAAATAATGTATTGAGTAATAAGCCAATCCATTTAAATAGATATTACCTAAATTAAATTGAGCTATAGAATCTCCATTTTCCGTTCCTTTATTTAACCAAAATAAAGCTTTATCAAAATCTTGATTTACACCATTACCATATTTGTATGCTAAACCTATTTTCCCTTGAGCTTCAGCATTTCCATTTTTAGCTGCTTGCATATACCAATATGCTGCTTTTTCTTGATATTCAATAGCTTTATTTCTCATAAGGTAATAACTGTCTTTAGATAATCTATCACCTAATAAAACTTGAAATTTTGTATCACCTTTTTCTGAATAAAAGGTTAACAGCTCTAATGCTTTATTATAGGCTAAATCATTATTAATATTCAAAAGTTTATTAATATTTGTTATTGCTTTATTTGCATTAGATTTGCCTTCTTGATATAAAGAGTTACATTGGTATGGAGTATACCAATAAAATCTAACAAAAGCAAATATAATATACAATAGTAATATAGCTGTTATTGAAGCAATAGCTATGCCTATTCTTTTGCACCACTTGATTATTATTTGCTTGTTCATAATTACTTATACAGATTAGATTTTACAATGCCAGTAAAGATATTATACCTTACTGGTTTTTCTGCATTCTTATCTAATATTACAAGAAAAAACATATATGGAGTTTTTGAATATTGAGAATCATATATCTCTGATAAAACTATAGGAGTGGAAACACCTTTTAGATTTGCATAAAATTTATGACTAATAGTATATTGTCCAACTTCTGTTCCTTTCTCTGTTTTTATTACAAATCCTTGATAGACCATATCTCTACCAAGAGAAATTCCTATAACATTTTTTCCATTTTTTGTTCCAAAAATTACCGTACCTCCTGTAGTGTTTTCAAAATCCGTTTTACCATTAGCATTCTGAACTGTTACTTTTGAATAACTATATCCTCTGTTTGTATAATAGCTTTGAGCATGAATAAATATACTAAATAAAGAAAGTATGATTATAAATAAATATTTTTTCATAATTATAATATTTTATAGTCCTAAATCAACATCACCAAGTTCACCGGCTTCTCCTATGAAAAACACATACTTACCATTCATATTTAAGCCAACTTGCAAGTCTTCTTTTTTCTGTAGGATTTCCTTTTTTGTAAGAACTCCTAAAGACCTATGAAAGTTTACATAAGTTATGTTGCCTATGGCATCAATAAATCTACAAGAAGTGAAAACTTCCTTGGTATCAGAATTGATTTGATTATTACTAAACTGCATAGGACCAAATTCTTTTGAGAACTCAGTAAGAGTCCAAGTTCTACTAAAAGGACCTACTAATTTTTTCTTGTTGTTTGGAGGTGTTGTAGGTTTGGTAGGTGGGGTAGGTTTTGTAGGTTCTTCTATGGATGGGGTAGGTGTTTTGTTACTTGGTTTTAACAAGCAATATATTACTATTGCTGCAATGATAGTAATGATAATTAATAGTTCCATGATTGTTATTTGTTTTTAGTTGTAATTGAATTGTTTATAATGCAAAGGTAAACATTTTATTGGAGTTGTTATATATGATTAGAGGTTATTTTTATATATCCACATCCTTCCAAGCCTTTCTTCTTCCTTTTATAAGACTGTAATGCCCTGCCTTTGATTTGATAACAGCTAAGTCTTCTTTCATATCTGCTATCTCTCTTTCAGTAAGCACACCTAATTTAGATGAAAATGCTACAAAGGTCTTTGTTCCATCTTCTTGTGTGAATACACAACTCTTAAATATTTCACCAGTCTCATGATTAGTAAATTCTCCCACTTGCATTCTTGGACCATACTCTTTTATAAAAGCTATCAAGCTCCATGTGTTTGAAGAATGTCTGCTATTTTTCTTGGAGTCAGAGGCAATATTGAAATCTCTATAAGAAGAGACAGACTTAAACTCTTCTTCGGTCATTTCCTTATAGACATTGTATTTCTTGAATATCTTAATAACCTCTGACTTCAATTCTGCTTGAGTAAGAAGATTCAGTTTTGAGTTAACCTCTATATCCCATCTTAATGCTGCACATATTGAAGTCAGTATCTGTGTGTCATTTGACCTAAACATAAATCTCCACATACTGCATATAACAGAAAGAAAATCTATATAGTTAGGAACTATGTTCTTGGTTATGGATGTTTTAAGAAGCTTCTCTATTTTTGAAGAAGACACAACAATCCTCATTACATCTCTTGCTTTATTTCTACTATGGTCTTGATAATAGAATCTGTCAAGAAAATGCTTCCTTATATCATAGAGATCTAATGAACAGTTCTTGTATAAGTCATATAATGAATATTGCATGCTACTGAGTTTTATTAGTATAACGTAAGATAATTCAATTTGTTGCATAGTATCTACTAAAAAACATATACTTTTTAAGTGTTTTACTTAAGCTGTTCTTACACTAATCCTTAATGTCTACCTTTGTACATATAGAAAATTGATTAATAGATAATATAATGTTAGACAAAATTTCCACACTCATACAGTCCTTTGCTAATTTCTTAGGAGGATTCAGCAAATTGAATGATGTCAATGACCATTCTGTGACAGTGTTTTTTAAAATCATTCTCTGTGCCCTTGGTGCTCTTTTCTTTGGTAAGCTGTTCTTACGTGATGACCTTTATGACTGGGTTGTTGCTATAGCCATGAAACCTAATCCTATCTCTATTGCTGTAGTTGTAGGACTTGCTATGATTGTGTATTCCATATATGCACAAAGAAGGATTATGGCAGCAGTGTCAATCGCTATACAGCAACAGAAAAAACAAGACAAGCTTAAAAATAAAGAGTGCTATGCACAGACATCAAGAATTGAGGAAGAAGCCAATGCTCTTACTGATCACTTAAGAAAGTCACTCAACTGTGATGTAGTGACTATTGAGCTTATGCATAATACAGAGAAATATATTGGAGGTTATCATAAGAGATTCTATGATGAAAGTTTCCCTTCTATTAACACTGCTGAGGGAATTACTTTTAACTACAAGGACTTTCAATGTATTCCTACTAATATATTCCCAATCATAGGACACATACTGAAGACTAAGTTCAAATGGTTCACATCTATGGATGAAGTGGCAGAGATTGATTCTGGCTATGCACACATCCTTAAGGAAACTAATTGTACTGCCCTTGGTATGAGAGCTATGAAGACTTCAAAGAATGAAGACCTTGGAATATTGACAGTGACATGGAGAAAGGGACATGAAGATAGGATTCCTGATTTAGACATTATACAGGATATGATGACAGAGGTAGCTTCTAAGCTTGAAGTTCTGTTGGATATGTCAGCTTATGAATAACAATATATAAATAACTTAATTTTTATTACAATGAAAGAAAGTAAGAGTGGAGTTAATTGCATATTTGTTCCCAAGGCTCCTAATGGTGACAGGTCAAGAATGTTTTTGGACTTGATGGATAAAAAGAAAGAGTTTCGTTATACAAGGGAACAGGCTATTGGAATATATGTAATATATACTAAATCCAATGCTAAGGAGAAGATGGAAGCTGTAAAGAATGCAGATGGCTCTCCAAAGTATCACATAAATAGTCAAGGGGAATTTCCTGCAAAAGATGTGGTAGACTATCTTGGTGTGGAAAAACAGATGGAGGAAATAAACAACTTTGATGTAGAGGAATATAGGCTTGGTGCTGTAGATAGTATTGGTGGAAAAAGAGTTGACTATACAGATGCAGAGGAAGTTCTTAATAAAGTAAATGACTTCAATAACAGTCATACAGGTCTTGTTGCAGGAGTAGAACAACATACTACTTCTGATAGTACTGTATATAATATAAAAGTATATGCAAAAGATGCTGGAACTATAGATGTACCAGTATCAACAAGAGAAAAATTGAAGGCTTGGGAGATATATAAGCAAGTATTCAATGCTAATGGTATTGACATTACTTCTATGCCTGAGGAACTGAAAGGTACTTTTTCTGCTTATAACCTTGATTTGGGAAAGCAGCTTAGAAACATTTCAAAGATAGATATGAATAATATCTATAGAAAAGATGCCTTGATATTATTCACTATAGATAAAGATTCTAAAGAAGTACAAAGGCTTATAGATAAGTTTGGTTCTATAGAAAATGCTGCTCAAGCTATTGATGACTTCAATCATAAAGTTATAGAACTTGACAACTCACAACGTCATCTTCTTGCTATGGCAATAAGTCATGCCAAGAAATTGCATGGTATAGATGTTGAGGCATTGATAGACCAAATAAATCAAATGACATTTAATGTTGAGGTTAACAGTCCTGAGGTAGAATGGAAAGAAGAGATTGATAAGTTGAATAAAAAGTTTCATATATTCAAAGGAGAAACAAGAAGAATCAATGATGATATAGACAATGTAAGTCAGGCTTATTCTGAGATTATAACACAGCTTAAAAGAAAAATGACTGCCTTGCATAAGGAAAAAGGAGTGACAGAGGAAGGCAAGGAACTGAAAAGACTTTATAACAAGCTACAAAAGGAACTGGCTGAAAAGAAGCATTATAAGAGTATTGTTGACTTCCTCAAACTTGCTGTAAATGATATAGAAAGTATAGAGGAAGAAATAAAGAATGTCTCTCTTACTGGTGACAATATGGAAGTCATTATGAATAAAGCACATGTATTGAAGCAATATAAGGATATTGAGAATCAGTATAGGCATATTGTATCAATGCTTGCCTTGGATAACATGGATCTTAATGATATAGAAAATCAAGAAGACATTGATACTATAAAGGAAATTGCTCAGAAACTGAAGACATACTTTGAAAATAAGGAAGGAGTTATAAAGAAGCTGACCAAACAGAATATATATGATATGGCAAAGCTAATGTCCAAAGGTAAAATCTCTGATTCTGAACTTAATGATATGCTTGAAAAATCTCTACAAAGTGTTGGCTGGACAGATAGATGGCTAAATAGTGTAGGAACTGCTAAAAACTTACTCATCAATGTTGCAGGTACTGTAATGCGTAATCAAGAAATTATGAGAGACCAAGCAATGGAAGATGTGAAGACAAGAATAAACATAGCCAATGCTAGACTCAAGAAAGCAGGTTTCAATTCTGAGTTTATGTATGAGGATGAGAAACATATCATTAGTGATATTAACTGGGAGAAATTTGATGCTGCCAAAGAAGATGAGAAAAAACGATTGAAAAGAAATGGTCTCAGAGGATTTGACTTGGAGCAAGCAATGAATAATTGGGTGTATGAGAATACTGAAGACAGACTTGTAGATAAGGAGAATGGTAGAAAAGAAAGGGTTCCTAATGAGAATTATAGAAAAGCTGAGGACTTTCAGAAGGACTGGGCACCTGCTCAGAAGGAATACTATGATACCATCATGCAGATTAAGGGAGAGCTTGAATCCAACTACCCTGCACATGCACAGAATTACTATTATCCTCCTCAGATAAGAAGAACATCAATGGATGCTTTTCTTAAAGCTGGTAAGTCTTTTGATGCAAAAGGTGTTGGTAAGGCTATTCTTAATAAACTCAAAGACCCGTTTGTCATAAGAGAAGATGATACTAATTTCATTGATAATGCTGTAGTGGATGGTGAAAGAACTACACTTGTAGAAGGTGATTATGATAATACTCCTAAAAGAAGGATTCCTATATTTTTTCAGAATCAAGTAGAAGATGGAGAGTTACTACGTGACTTTTCCTCTGGTATAATTCATCTTGCAAGTTCTGCCATTAACTATGCTGCTATGTCTGAGATAGAAGATATGATGTATATCATGGCTGACTTTGCTGACCATAAAGACCCTGCAACTCCTAAGTCAATGGTAGAAATTTCTGATAGTAGGTTCAACAAGGTAATCAAGGATGTCTATAACTTTGGTAAAACAAATAATGTAGGTGCTGTACTTCATGGTTTCATTGACCAACATATATATGGTGTAAAAAGAAATCCTAATGAGAACAAGGTATTTACTAAGTTCTGTGATTCAGTTATCAAATACACCTCATTCAGAGGACTGGCTACTAACTTGCCTGGTATGGTTGCCAATGGTACTGCTGGTATAATACAGATATTCATTGATGCAGGAAGTAATGAGTTCTTTGGCTATAAGGATATGGTATGGGCTTTTACCAAGTTGTTTGGTGATACTGGTGTTAAGGGTGACATGTCTGAGTATCTGTCTAACAACACCAGTTCTAAGGGAACATTGTTGCAAAAGATGTTTGATCCTATGCAAGAGAATTTTGAAAAAGCTTCTAACAAGAGATATTATAACAGTTTCCTCAGACACTTTATCTCAAAGGATTTTAGCTATGCTGGTTATGGTGTAGGTGAGTATTTCATTCACATGCTTCCTATGTATGCAATACTAAGACATGAGAAAGTAAAACTAAATGGTAAGGAAATTAGTCTGTATGAAGCCTTTGATGTTACAGAAAAGAAAGATGATAATGCAGAACTTATTATAAAGGAAGGTGTTACAGACCTTGATGGAAATGCTATTACTAAGGTTTATCTTGATAAGATAAGAGGAAGGATTATGTATGCCAACCAGTCTATGCACGGAGCTATGAATGCAGAGGATAAGGGACTTATACATCAATACTGTATGGGAAGACTTGTAATGAATTTCCGTCAGTGGATGGTAGGTCATTATAGCAGGAGATATAGAGGCAGGCATTTTGATTTTACTCTTGGAGAATGGAGAGAAGGTTATTGGGTAAGTGTTTGGAAAGGTTTGTTCAATGATGATACTAAGGACACTTGGAAGTCAGGACATAAAAAGGATGCTATGCTAATGTTCCTAAAAGATTGTTGGTTGATGATGACAAAAGCCCAGACTCAGTGGAACAATCTTAGTGAGATGCAAAGATATAATGTCAAGAGAGCAAGAGCAGAAATATTAGTATGGATTAGTCTTCTTGGACTTAGCTTTGTTCTTGGTGAAGAAGATGACCATAAGAAGGAATGGTTCAGAAGATGGTGGATTTATCAGACCAAGCGTATGCTTACAGAAACAGAAGCATCAATGCCTGGTATAAAGATGCCTAATAGTATTATAACTATGGTACAATCTCCTATTGCAAGTGTTAATACTCTTAATTCTCTGTTATATGTTATATATGGACTTACTAATGGTGACTTGTTTGAGGAAATTCAATCAGGTAGGCATAAGGGAGAAAACAGATATTGGAGGAATGTTGTGAAATATGATTTACCTTTCTATAAGGACTGGGAAAGACTTGTGACTATGGATGAAGATGACTCGCTGTTTAAAGTGTTTGATTATTCTCCAAGTAATAATTAATATATTAAAGAGTAGTACTTTAGAGGTACTACTCTTTTTTCGTAAAGTTTATTTGAAAAAAAAAAGATAGGAAGTTCCCTCCCTATCATAAATTGATATTGATGTTAATACTGTCAATATTGAAAACCAACTTGTTGTTTTTCAGATTATTGTTTTGTGATTTTATGGTGTTGTTTAAAGGTTTGTAATAAGTGTTATTAGACTGATTGTAACAAAGACACTTATAGTAATGCTGTTCAATAGCCTTGACAGACCTATTAAGATGGAAGGCAGACCATCGGAAAGCCTGAGATAAATTGTTTGGACTCTTTCTAATATAATTGAGAATAACAGAATCCTCAAAATTTGAATACTTTTTGTACTTCTTCATAATGATTTTGTTTTGATTGTTGTGAATAATGAATGTAATTTTAATAAAGTTTTTGAGATTAGCAGAGCTTGTTTCCTCCTATCCCAAATGATAGGGGTGGTAGTGTGTCCCTTAGGATTTTGCACAATTTGATGGGTATGAGCCTTAGTAAGCCTACTTAAGCCTTCTTATGGACTGAGCCTTTCTAAGCCTTACTATGCCTCTTTGAGTCTTTGAGAGGGGGTAGATTTTTCTTTAAGCCTTACTATGCCTCTTTATGCCTATCTAAGCCTTTGTATTTATTAAAAGATATGGTCTTAGTAAGTTAATAAGGGAGAATAATGAAGGAGATAAATGGTGTTGAGGCATCTAAGTAGTTTATTAAATTTGCAGATAGAACTAAAATAAAGAGATTATGCCAATAGAAAAGATAAGAGGATTAAGGGGATTGGGAGGTCTTAGTGACTTAACTCCTGAGGAGCGTGATGCTTTTATGAAAGCTAATGCTAATGTATTAGACCAATATCATAACCTTAATAATAGAGATAAAGCAGCTAATATCTTATATATGAATCAGAAGTATATTAATACTTTTGGTTTAGATGCTTTTAATTTAAATAATGATGGAACTGAGGATTCATTTAACCTTAGGAATGAGCAGACTAAGAAAGAATTAACTTGGAAAGCTTTTAAAGGTGCTTATGGTAATGATAGTAATTTCAATGAATTAGCTACATATCTTGATACAGATGGTATGTATGACTTGTTGAATAATGATGAGTATCTTGGTAAGACAAGAATACGTAATAAATTCATTAAAAACATTAATGATTCAAAGGCAATGCAGAAAGCTTATGATAGTTCTTTGAATATACCATACGCTGAATCAGCATTAGCCAAGGGAATAATAAGAAGCAAGACAGCCATAAATCCTTATGAACAAAAAGATAAAGATGAAAAGAAAGACAAGGAGATACTTGACAAGCTGTATGCAGAATCACAGCAGAGAAGGGAGACAGATATACAAGGTGATGCAAATATTATGTTTGCTAATATGCTTGATGCTGATACTAATGGTCAGAAGAGTATTGGAAGCTGGTTGAAGGACTTTGATAAGATAGCTTCAAAAAACTCTAATTACTATTTTAAGTTTAAGAACTCAAGTTGGTTAAAAGACTATGATGATGAGAATAAACTGAAAGACTATGCAAAATATCAAGCATTGAAACAGAAGTATGGTGAAGGAGTAGCCTTGCAGTATCTGGATAGAGATATACAGAATAGGATAGCAGAAGCACAGGATGGTAAGTTTACTGGTAATACACTGAAAGGAGTATTGACAACAGCATGGTCAGATATAGGTTCTGATATAGCATTATTTGCCAATATGAAGAACTGGTATGATGTAGACAAAATGGCTGTAATTAATCAAGGTAAAGACCCAGATAAACCTATATATGACAAGAAAGGAAATATAGTAGATTATAAGAGGAATGATAACATTTGGACAAATCCTGCCTATTGGAATAATGTATATAAGTATAATACCTTCTCTCCGACAGAGATAAAAGCAATAGAAGAAAAAGGAGGAATATCTACAGATGTGAATGTAAGAGAGTATGGTTATACACCAGATTTCTTTTCTTGGGACACAGTACAAGAAGGTTTCAAACAAAGTGGTCATTTCATAGAACCATTGTTGACAACTGCTCTTACTGGAGGTGCTGGTAGATTGGTAGGTATGGGAGCTAATGCAGCAATGAAAGGTGTTGGGCTTTCAGCCAAGGCAATGCAGACTGCAAATAAAGCAGGAAGAGTAATCAATGATGTATTAGTGGGAGCAACTACTGGTCTTTCAGGTTCACAATTAGAAGCAATGGGAACCTTTGAGGAGCAAATGGAGATAGCCAAGCAGAAAATACGAGAACAGATAAACAGTGAGCTTCATGATTATCAAAGGTCAATAGACTATAACAGTAAGGACTCAAAAGCAGCCTTAGACTACTACTATAAGCAGTTGAAGGTAAAGGATAATAGGAGAGTAGCCAGTGGTAGTAGGGAAGGAATGACACAGCTGCCAATGAGTGATGAGACATTGAAGGCACAGGCAAAGCAAATGTATATCAATCAACTGCTTGATGCAAAGCAAAAGGAACTTGAAGAGCTGCATAAGAAAGATGAGATGGAAGCTGCAAGAGCAGCAACAAAAGCCTATATGACAAACTTTGCTATGGACTATGTAAAGAATATACCTCTGACCACAGCAGTACAGAAATTCTTGATAGCAAAAGGTTCTATGAGAGGAGCTTTTGACAACACCATAGACAAGAATATCATAGCAGATATAGAGAAAGGTGGTGTGAAGAGAGCTGTAAAAGGTGATAAAGAAATAAGGTTCTCATCAGGTAAAGGACTTGCAAAGGAGATAGGAAAACAGTTTGCAGGAGGCTTTGCAGATGAGTATCTTGATGGTATCAATGCTTCATTTGCAGGAGGAGTAGGCAGTAATATCTTTGACAACTACATGAAGAGGAACTATGATCCAGAAGCTTATGACAGTACAGTAGATTCATTTACAGGAAACTTCCTTGCAGGATTGTCAGAAGGAATTGAAGGTATTACAGATAGGCAGAATTGGTATGAAGGCTTTATTGGAATGGTATCACCAATGACAACAGTAGCACCTAACATGAATGCTGTATTTCATCCAAAAGATACATGGAATGCTGTATTGAATAAGAAGGATGTTTATGGAAACAAAATAAATTTTGCAGAGAGAGCAAGTAGTGTGATGATGAATCCATTGCTTAGTACTATTACAGAAGCAAGACAGAAGGACAGAAGGATAGACAATACAGTAGAAGCAATAAACAGAGTTGTGGAAGCTAATAAAGATAAGCTTGACTCAGCTGCAAAGACCATATCTGTGCTGAATAACTTCAATACACCAGTAAATGGAGATAACTTATTGAATATCCTTGACTACAAGGATAATAAATTGCTGAATGCCTTTACCTTGATAAAGTCTCTGAATGAACTTGAAGACATAGGTGGAACAAAGAGTAAACTGTATGATGACACCATGCATACTATACAAGGATTGGCAGAAGGAACATTGTCAGAGGAGGAGATGAGTAATGAAGTAGACAAGTTCATTGCAGACCCTGACAATAAGTCAATACTTGATGGTAATGAGGACTCAAAGAAAGTGGCAGCAGAAAGACTGCAAAAGAATGCCAAGTACTTCATGGATATGAAGAAAAAGGTAGATGAAATACAGCAGATGTTTGCCAATAGTCCAAGTATGAAGAATGTAGACCCAAGAGTAGCAGCAACACTTGTGTACAATACTGTAGCAAAGGATGACTATAAGAACAGACTTGAGTCAATATTGAATGAACTTGGTACTGGTAGTGCAGATACAGAATCTACATATACTCCTAACTATGCCATGAGATATGATACAAAGAACTCAATAAAGAAAGCTGTTGCAGCAAGGGAGAAAGAAGTGGTTAAGGCAGACAAGGAGATAGAAGAACTGACTGCAAGTAATAGTTATGCAAGAACTAAGATTCAACAGCTTGAAAAACAGTTGGAGAATACTACCAAGGAAGGGGAAAGAATCACTATAAAAGAGGACATCAGGAAATATAATGAACTGATAGATTCACAGAACTTTCAGATACAGACTTTAAGAGAGTCAAAGGACAGACTCTTGGGTGAGAAAGAAGACATCAGTAAGATAGGAGAGGATGAAGACAACAAGACTTCATTCACTGTGAATGATATTCTTAATGCTGATGTTAGGGATATGGCATACATTCTTGACCCTAAGAATAAAGAGAATTTCTCAAAGAAGAAACAGACAGTCATTGACAAGGCTATTGCACGTTTAAAACAGAAAGACCTAGAAGCATTGAGGAAGATAAATGATGCAGGAATACTTGCATCAAGAATTGATGATATGGAAACTGTGTATAACAAGATTAGTAACAATGACAAACTTGCTTCTACATACTTTGATGCAGCAGAACAAAGTAGAGGTATGGCAGCTTGGGGTGAAAGCATACAAAGAGAGATAAAGAAGAAGTATAAAGACATATCAGATGCCCATCAAAACAGAAAAGAAAATCCTGAAGCTTTTAGAGATAAAGTGCTGGAAGCAAACAGTGAGATTGTAGAGGCATATATGAATGATCATCCAAAGCAAGCTGAAGCAATTAAGCCATACTATGACATGTTGAAGTTTAATGATGATGTTGCAGTTATATTGAAGCATAGTGGTCTTGAGACTAGAGAAAAGATGATTATAGCAAGTACTATAATCAGCAATCAAAAAAAATCAAACAATGTAGAAGAGGTTCAAGCAAAGCTGGAAAGTATTGTAGATGACCCAGAACTGAGTGAGAACTTCAGAAATCAGATTGATGGATTGCTATCAAAGGTGGCACAAATGAGTTATCAAAGAGATGCTACTACTATTGAGAATAGAAAGCAAAGGAAAGAGCGTGAAGCAGAGGAAGCAAAGAAGAAGGAAGAGGAAAAGAAGAAAGTAGATGAAGCTGCAAAGAATGCTGCTGAGAAGAAGGTTGCTGAGGAGAAAGAAAAGCAAGAGGATATTGATAAGATTCCTGGTAAAAATGATACTTTAAATAGTGCAGAAGATGTGGACCTATTTATAGGTGAAGAACCTTCTGAAGAACCTCAAAAAGACAAGATAGATAATGAGAAGAGTGCTACAGTGCAGAATGCTGCAATGCAAGATGCTACAACACCTATGACTCAGAATGTGAAGACTATCTTGAGTGATGGGTCTGGGGATATGAGTGTTACAGCAGGAGAGATGTGGTATGGTACTGGAGACAATGCTAAGAAGGGTAAGTTCACTATGACAAAGATGGAAGGTGAAATATCCTTTGACACAAATGATAAGCATGATGTACTGAGTATTGCATCAGATGAGTATGAGGTGACTCCTGAGACAGGTGAGCATGAGGAAAATGCTGTGTTTGAAGCAAGTTCTATGAAGAAAAAGGGTGATGATTGGTATTTTGTAGGTAACTTTGCAGGAACCAATAAAACAACAAAAGTGAAAGCAAAGAAATCTTTTGACATAGAAAAAGCTATAGAAAGACAGCAGGAAGCCAGAGAAACTGAACTTGCAGCTAAGGGAACAGATGTTGGTAATGTAAACATTATTGATAATGGTGACAGTGTTCAAGGAATGTCAGCAGGTCTTGATGCACAAATCAATAACACTGATCCTAATGGTAAGGAAGTGCATGTGTCAGAGACAAATGTAGATGCTGATGATTTGAATGGTACAGGAGAGCATAATATAGAAGCAAATGTGACTACTCTTAGTGGTAATGCAATGAGTAGATATGAGCCTGATCCATTAGCAAAGGATGGTAAACTTGTTAATAAAAAAGGCAAAGATGATAGAAAGCAGATGGATGAATATTATGCTTGGATGGATGCTGCTGGAATAAAATTGCAGAATATCATAGACCAAGAGCTTGGAAGAATACTTAGGAGAAATCCTAATGCTAAGGTGAAATTTATGTCAGTAAGACCTGAAAGTAATGCAACCAATGATAGTGCTATGCAGAAACACTATATGCTTGTATTGGACTATGATAATAGTATCAATAAGGGAATTACTGCAATACATAATGACAAGAATGGTGGTGTGATAGAGAGCAATGGCAAGAAGTATCTTGTGATAGGTGTAGCTGGATTTGCAAAAAAGAACTTTGCACAGAAGTCATTGTATGATGTGCTTACAAATCCTATAGCTCCTAATTATAAGAACAGTACTGGAGAACCTTTAGGATTGTTGGTAAAACCTAAAAAGGAGTTCTTTGAGACACATCCTAATGAAAGATTCTATGTGAATGAAAGTCTCAGTACTGAGATAGTGCCATATACATTGATACCAGGATATATTGTAAAGCAAGGATTGAATGACAGTAATACAGAGTTCAGGAGTGTGAGAGAACTACTTGCTGACAAGGAGAGAAATCCTATGGGATATGATATGCAGAGTGTAGCATGGGGAATACAAGAGTTGACAAAGTTCTTGACTGTAGGAACTTCTGTAGACAATGTGATGGTTCCAAGGAATACTATAAGGAATGCAGGAAGTGCTTTTGTGTTTATACCAGCAGGTAATGGAAAGCTGATGCCTTCATACTTGAAAGTACTAAAGTATAATGAAATGAAAGATGGAGTACTGAAGGATATGGTAGAGAGATTGTTGCAAGATGTTGTAGCCCCAGACTATGTAAAAAGGTATCAAGCAGTAATGGACTTGTGCAATATCTTCTACTTTGACAAGGATGGAGATAACATATTGCTTAAGAAAACCAAGGCAGAGATATCATTGGTACATGATGGAAAGGTACAAAAGACATTTACCCTTGACAGTAACTTTGACAGAATGGAGTTTATGAAGGCTATAGAAGACATGAATCCAAGAGTTAACATTACTGCAAGAGTGTTGCAAAGTCAGAAGTTGCTGAAAGAATATGATGAGGCAGGAGCACTGATGACAGATATTGCAATGTTTGGTACAGCAGGAAGTTCATATAGTATCTATGGACTGGATGGTGAAGGTAATATGTTAAAGCCAAAACAGATAGTGAATGAAACTCCTAAGGCTGTCAAGAATAGTGACTTTAAGAATAAGAATAAGAGTCAGGTGATATACAAGTATCAATACTATACTCGTAGAGAGGATGATGGAATGTACTATCTTAATGAAGAACCTGTCACTGATGAAAGGATGATAAAACAGTTGGATTATAACAAGATGATTATAGACAATCAGCTTAGTCCTATCAAGAGTGAAGGAGTATGGGAATACTTTATCTTGAAAGAAGGAGAGCATCCAGAGGCTATAAAGGTGAATAGAAATACCAAGGTAGTAAAGGAAGTAAGTGAAGATACTATTAAGGAGATAATACAGAAAATAGAGGAAGAGACAGCCAAGAAGCAGAGGGAAACTGAAGCACAGAAGCAATTGAAAACCTTAAGTCTTCATGATGTAGAGATGGACCTTACAGGAAATTCTGAAACAACAGAGTTTATGATAGATCCTGAGACTGGAGAAATGGTTGCTGTTAATACTGTTGATGAGACTTCTACTACTAAGGAAGAGAAGAAAACAGAGGAAAAGACAGAAGAAGTGAAGAAGGAGTCAGAGAAAAATAAAGAAGATAAAAGGATTTCTATTACTAAGGATGCTTCATCAACACAGACTTTTGCAGAGCTTTATGGAAAGAAGATTTATAGGATGAGTATATTGAAGTTAATTAAAGGTAAATGGAAAGAAGCACCATCTGTTCCTGCACAGCTTGAGAAGTTCTTAAGAGATAAAGATGTGGAGGTAGACAGTATTGGAACATTAAAGGATGATATAGATGCTTGGATGAAGACAATAGAAGATTGTAGGTAAGATAGATTGATATAAGAAGGTATATTGAGGTGAAGGATTTATTAGCCTTGATATACCTTTTTATTTGTTATTAGGACTTTATTTACATTATATGAATGGTTTTATTAGTTGCTTAAAATACAGGGAA